CTATTATATCTATTGGTTTCCTTGATATGAATTTAGGTAGAGTTCACCTTTTGGTGGAGCTAGAGGGACTTGAACCCTCGACCCCATGCGTGCAAGGCATGTGCTCTCCCAACTGAGCTATAGCCCCATATTGGTGCGGGAGGTGAGACTCGAACTCACAATGTATGCTCCCAAAGCATACCGTTTTCCTTTAGCTTACACCCACATAGTCTAATTAATTAGATTGGGTGGATTACTGAGAATCGAACTCAGATGACAAGAGCCACAATCTTGCGTCTTACCATTAGACTATAACCCACACATTGGTACACCCTCTTGGATTTGAACCAAGCACCTCTGCGTTATCAGCACAGCGTTCTAACCTAATGAACTAAGGGTGCATAAACAAGCCACATTGGGAATTGAACCCATTAATTTGTTTTCAAAGCAAAATTTGTAACCATACATTTAAATTTGCTGTATGTGGCTTTGATGGTGTTCAGAATAGGATTTGAACCTATGACGCATGGGGCTTCAACCCAACGCTCTACCACTGAGCTATCTGAACATATTGGTGGGTCACCTGGGATTCGAACCCAGACTTTATAGGGTTTGAGCCTACTTCCTCTGCCGATTGGGATAGTAACCCATATGGTTGGCGAGAACAAGATTCGAACTTGTTACTATTCGGTAGCGACCCTAGTCTCTGCCATTGGACTACTCGCCAATAATTGGTACTCCTAGTGGGATTCGAACCCACACTGTTCCGAGCTTAAATCGGATGACTCTGCCAATTGGTCTACAGGAGCATATTGGTACACAGGGTTGGACTTGAACCAACGACAAGTCGCTTATAAGACGACTGCTCTAACCTACTGAACTACCTGTGCATAATTGGTTGCGGAGATAAGATTCGAACTTATGACCTTCAGGTTATGAGCCTGACGAGCTAACCACTGCTACCACTCCGCAATAATTGATAATACTCTCTACTAGCCTTCAAGTATTATCAAGAATAATTTTACGTCTTGAGCTAGACTGGACGTTAATAGTTATAAACAACTTCGAAATTTTTCTTCCACGACTTGCGGCTATATAGTCGAAATTTTTGTACTATGCGCTACTGTTGTATTGGCTACCGAGATTTAACCAACTTGGGTCGTCAAGCGTTTCTCTTTAAAGTTTAAGTTAACATCCACTTTAATTTACATTGTTGTTTATAATATTTGCAAGACAGTATCAACTGTCTTTGGCGGTAACACTAGGACTCGAACCTAGGACACAGTGGTTGCTTACACATCAACTTACCAAGTTTTAACTACCTCATCCAATTCATAATCTTTAGCCCAAGTAATATCTTTAGCTTGTCCATTTTTTGTTGGAAGAATACGAAGTCTCTTATTTGCTCCACATTCTTCCACAGGAATTAAATAATATTTTCCATTAAATGTTGTTGCAAAATAATCAATTTCGTCTTTAGTATACTGATGATGAATAATTTTACCATCTTTTCGATTACAGCTTCTTCCACCAAATTTAAAAGAAGCTCCCTCATCATCAGAATGTGATGTTTTACTTTGAACTCGAATAAAATTACCTTTTACATCTACAACATAATCATAACGTTCACAATCTCCATAAGGAATTAAAACATTATAACCTAATTTTAAAAAAGCTAACATTGTTTCAAGTTCAGTAATATTTCCTTTTTGTTTACTATCCATTTGTTTTTTTAATTAAACTTAGTAAGGTCAAGTAAACAGCCACCCGCTCTACCAACTGAGCTATGCTACCATGTGGCTGGGGTACTGTGAGTTGAACACAGACATAGGGAGTCAAAGTCCCTTGCGCTACCATTACGCTATACCCCATCAATTGTTGAGTAAGTTTTTTAATCTCACTCAACAAGATGTATTATAACATATTTTCTTTAATTTGTCAAGAGTATTTTTAAATATTTTTAAAAATGTTTAGGTGAAGATTTGCACTTCACATGATTCGGATTTCGTTACTTTAGCTCGTGACTAAGTTTGCTTATGCATCAGCAACCGAATCTTCACGCAACAGCGTCTACATATTCCGCCACTAAACTTAATTGACTTATATATTATAACACATTTTATAATATTTGTCAAGCATTATTTTTAAAAATGTAGAATTCTACACTTTTTTATTCTTCGTTAACAAATGCAATATCTTTAAGAGATTTGACTGCACTTCTTGTTACAAATTCTACTGCCCCAATACTCATATGATTATTAATGGCATATGTATAAATCATTTCAAAAAGTTCAGCTTCTACTTCTGAAAACTCTTTCTGTCTTGCCATAACTATTTATCTCCTTATTTCTTTTTGGTCTTAGATTCTTTTCGTGCCTTACGCTCTGCCTCTTCTTTTTTAAGCTGTGCATCAAGCTTTGCCATTGTTCTTTTAAATTCCTGAAAATTCTGTGCCATGATATATATTTCTCCTATGTATGTTACTCAGTAATCACGCAGTTTTTTAAAGAAAATTAATCCTATTTCAAAAGAAAACTTACTTATTGATAAGTTGTTCATTTAATAAATAACTTATCTAATCACCCCTTAAAAAATACAAATTTTATTATGAATCTGTAGAACCAAATCCACCATGTCTATCAGTATTGGTTTCAGCAAACTGTGGTGTAATATATGGTACAATAAGACCTTGCACTATGCCTTTGCCATTATTAAGAACTACATTATCATCTGTTGTATTTTCCATAAACAGCATTATATGTCCCTCATTATCGGATAGATAATAATCTGCATCAACCACACCTATAGTATTCAAAAGTCTTAAACCATTTTTAATACCTATACTACTACGTGGCACAATCAATAGTCCATATTTTCTATCTTCTTCTTTGTCACATACCCATCTGATTCCTGTAGGTATTTTAATTTTATTATATGGAAGTATATTTGTTTTATATGGCATAAAGAAATCTACACCCATTGAATATGTAGTGCCTTGCTGTGGCAATTTAATTTCATGATACCATTTCATCAATGTTGAAGCTGGTATATTTTTGTATGGCAAATCTTTTGACCACTGTTCATAACTAACCTTTTCAAAATGCATTAATTCATATTCTCCTTTTTATAACACCATTCATCCATAATCTTTCTATATTCTTTATTTCCAAGAACCCTCTTTAGCATACAGATTGCAAGACCAGTTTCCTTGTCATATTTATCGCCATGGCCAGCAACTGCTACAGTTTTTGTGCCATCCTCAAACCATGCGATTGTAGCAGGTTTATAAAACCATACATCTTTAAGCTTTGGAATAAATAGTGGCTTAAAATTTGTAATACCTTTTCTATGCTTCTTTGCAGTTGCAGGTCTTACATCTTTAATAACCTTTTTATTTTCTTTAACATCAGTTTCATTGAGAATATTCATAATGTCATTAAAGAAATTCTCTACTTCTGCCACATTTGTTGGCAATACTTTCCAAGTATATTTAGCTTCTTTCATCCTTTTAACCTCGCTTTACTCATATCTCTCTTAACGAACAATAGCATTATAACATATTTTTTATAGTTTGTCAAGTATTTCATTTAATGCAATAGCATATTGATTATCTGAAGCTAATTCTATGCCTAATACTTTATCAAATATAGGATTAGAATTTTGTTTATATCTACCAAATTTAATAATTATATTATCAAATTTTGATAATGCTTCTAAATATTTTTTTATTTCATTAGGATAATATCCTGTATATATTATAAATGTATCATTACAATTATTATTTCTAAAGTATTTTATTAAATTATATATATCATCAAATCTAGTCATAGGCTCTAAGCCACCTATAACTATAGCTTGAGTTATTGGATTATTGATATAATTATAATAAATAAAATCATCATCTACATCACGTTCATAGGCGTGTGCCAAAGGTGAATTGTGACACACTGATGTATCAAACCCACCTTCAATGCAACACTTCCAATCGCAATCTCCAACAGCTATAAACATTGATGGATATTTATAATTTACAAAATCCTCAATTTCTAAGCCTTTTATTCTCATTATGCGTTCTCTGCCTTTTCATTAAGAGGCATCCATTCTCTTAATTTATATTCTGCCTTACGTTCTTTTGACCATGTATTGGTCGGGGTGTAGAACCCAACTGTACGTGTATATTCTGTTTGTACAGGTTCGCCACATTCTGGACAGACATCTCCATAAAAACTATGATGATTTTTACACTGTGATACTTTACCATTAAATGCAAAATAAGTTACACCTTGCTGTGCTACCCAATTAAGCATATGCCAAGCTTTATCAAATGTATCAAAATAAGTATCTATATTAATATGTTCAATACTTCCACCATTACAATATGAATCAAAAGCCGCACAGATTTTAGTACGTTCTGCTATACTTGCTTTAATACCAAGTGGAATCCATTGATTACCATAAAGTGGTAAATCTTTTACAACTCTATGTGGATAAAGTAATGTGTCTGCTTTTTGTAACTTAACAGCCGCTTGTTCTCCTGGGATTTGTTCAATATTAATTTTATAGTTTTTATCTTTTACAAACTCATCAATACATCCACGAATAGTTTCAAAAATTTCTTTACCTAATGTATATGCTTCGTCTGTGTAATGAGTATTACCTATTTCATCTACATATGTATATCCAAATGTTTTAATGGTTTCATATATACCATTAATACCTACAGTAGAATATAAGTGTTCAAAATCAATGAGTCCTGAACTAAAATTAGGCAATAATCCCTTTTCAACATTACGCATAATAATATGTCTTTGAGCATCAAGTATTTTTAAATTAAGTTCTGTAAGATTTTTTAATGCTTCTAAAAACTTATTTTTATTATTTTTATTTTCATATGCAAGTCTTGCAATATTAATAGTAGACACCTTAACAGAACCTACCTTAAGCGCAGTACCACCGATACTATTAAAGTAAAGGTCTGTTACATCTGACTTTAATCTACAACAATTACTAAGGCTATTAACTGTACTGTCAGTAAAGAAGTTAAATAAGTTCCATTTACGTGACGCTTCACAAGACCATTTAGCAAAGTCTTCGTCTACAAATTTATTATTTTGATAAAGCAATGAGGTTGTAAGCACAGGAAATGTAAATACATTTTCTTCTCTGATTTCATTAATAACATTAATAAAATCTTTTTGAAATTGTATAATCTCTTCTTCTTCATCAATCATAAATGACCCATCTGGGAATTGTGAAGCACCAAATATAGCTTCAAAATATGGATGGTCAAATACACTTACATTAGTAAATGCCGATTGGTCAGACCTTACCCATGGCTGATTAAGTCTATAAATTAATGCTTGTATTTGTTGTTTCTTATATGTTTCTGGGTCTTTGGTATAATAGCCATTTGCTACATCTCTGCTCCAAAAATAATATAAATATGGAATAAGATTTGGTAATCCTACAGCACCTGATTGTCTACGTGCCAAGAAGCAAATACCTTCCATAAGAATTTGTACAAAGCTATCTAAATGCTTTGGGGGTTTTGCATTATAGTTATCAATAAAGAATAAACCCTTCTCAACTATATCTTTAATATCATATGCAAAACAATAACTTATAAAAGTTGCAGTATTAAAATCATGCATGTAGATAGCATAATTCCACATTGCTTCAAATGCTTCATTCGCCACTTTAAAACCATACATTTTATGTATCTCATAATATAATTTATGAAATGCTAAAAGTTTTTGATGTGGCTTTGACATTTCGCTTAAAAGAACTACAACATCTTTTTGTGCAATATTTGAACTCGCATCTACAGAGGCATCTGCCACTGTATCAATGTCTATAAAATTATTAATAAAATCTGTAAAACTTAATTTATCTTCATCAAGTCCTTGAAGACTTCTAAATTCTTCTCCATATTCTTGGTCAAGTTTGTTTAATTGTGTTGCAAAATTTTTATTTGTTCTAATATTAATATTCATTATTAATTCGCTCCTTATTATTGTTGATTAATCCAAGTATTTGCATCTGCAAAATCCATAAGTCTACCATCAACTTCTATATAAGGAACTGTCATAATACCAAGTTCTTCCATTTCTTTTTCATTATGATTTTCTACATATTCAATATTTTTAGATTGAAGTTTCATTTTTAATATTTTACATCTTGGACATGTATCTGTTGTATAAATTGTTATCATATATCATTACCCCATTATTAAAATTATTATAAATAAAATAATAAAACAAATAGCCATACAGTAAAATATTTTATGATAAATTTTCGTATCAATACGAGTATTGAAAATACGACCATATGCTCGTCTTACATCAGTATATATAGTCGCTGGAAAACAAAATATTTGTATGGCAAATGCTATCCAATATAAGACATGTATTACCATTCTTCATCGCTCTCCTTATCTTCTTCTTCAACCCATTCGCTCATATCTTCCCAGTCTTCTTTGTTGCCACCTACTCGCATATAATAAAGACCACCATCCACAAAACATGCTCCACATGAACATCGCACCCAATCATGAACAGACTTACTCTCAATTATATCTCCACATTTTAAACATTTAATTGCATTTTTAGTCAATCTATATCCCATAATCACCTCACTTATATTCCAATTCAAATAACGTTTCTTCTAATGCTACATTTAAAGCATTTATTTTATTACAAATATCATCAAAATGATATTTACCAATATCATCACAAGAAATTAAATTGCAAAGAAAACATTGTTGATATGTATAAAGTTCATTTGCAAAGTGATTAAGCCAAGATTTAACTTTAGCCTTTCTGCCATTCAAATCATTCACATCCTTTTAATACTTCATAAGCATTTAACACAGGTTCTTTTTCATCAATTTCAATCCATTTGCCATCTACCTTTTTATGTTTATTCTCATAAGAAAGATTGTTAAATATTAAAACTGAATATAATTCAAATGGATTGGCGTCAAAAATTTTGGCTTTTTTAATTTTGGTTTTTACTGTTTCTCCACTGTGTATATTACGCAGTGTTAAATATGGTTTGCTACTATTATTATATACTTTAAATTCGGTAACAATCCAAAAATATTCTGGTACTTTAGAATTTACATAATCAATATATCCAAGCATTTCATCTTCAAATTTAATTTGTTCACTAATAGATAATGATTTGTTTTCTAATTTTTCACATAAAGCTTTGATTAATCCTTCATTATCTATTTCTCTGTATTGTTTTGCTGTGGACTTACCACAATATTTATCAAGCATTAATTCTGTTAGTCCATATTGATTATTAAACTCTTCAAGATTATTTTTATTAATAATTTTACAAGTACCAAATTTATTGTATATATCTACAATATTAATTAGATATTTATTTTTTCCAAACTCTGAGAAAAAATTTAATCCTATTAATATATTAAGCTGTCTTGAATTTAAAGATGTATAAGCATATATATCTTTAAGCAAATCAATAAAATTATTATATTTTTTGCGTTGACTTAATTCAAATAATTCAGTAGCAATATCATTGTTGCAATATTTAATACTTGCGATTCCTTTATATATACAATTATTCTCTTTATCCATTGTATATTTAGATTCTGATTTGCCAAATTTAATGCCCTTAATTTCAATACCGTTCTTTTTAGCATATGCTATGATACGTGCTGTGTCATCGGCTTTATTTTCAAATATATTTAATGCACTTGTTAAAAATTCTAATGGATAATAATATCTTAAATATCCACATATATATCCAATGTAAGAATATGGCAATGCATGGTTCAATGAAAACAGATAATTACTGGCATCTTCAATTACTCTTAAGAAATCAACAATAATTCTTTCTGCTTCTTCTTGTGATGTGTTATATTTTTCTTTCATAGTTTTAATAAAACCATCACGAATTTTAGGGATGTCCTCATCGGTTCCTGTTTTCTTTGCGAAATGTCTACGGACAATATCAGCTTCGCCCATAGTATATCCACAAAATTCATGTAAGAATTGGATAACTTGTTCTTGGTATACAAGAAATCCACTTGTAGAAGCAAGCATATTATTTAATGCCTCATGTCCATTATCTCTAACATCACCTTGTTTAAGCGCATCTCTATAACTTTCTCCTGCTGGACGTAATGCTCCATTAGCTACAGACATTAAATCTATGTAAGAGAAATTCGGATTACGTTTTTTTATTTTATTAATAGTTTTATTAGAAAATAATTCTTTAATATAATCTGATGCAAAATTTGATTCAAATTGAAATATTAATGTAGTATCATCTCTAATACTATTCCACACATTAATATCATCTTTAACTGTTTGCGGAGTTAATCTATCTATCCCTGCAAGTTTACATGTTTGGTTAATTAATCCTATATTATCAAGAGCAAGAATATCTAGCTTAACAAAATTTAAAGAATCAATTTCTTTCATATTTAATTGAGCAATTCTATATTCGTCAGTTGTTGTGGTAAATGTACCAAAATAATCATCAATAGGAAATGGTGAAACAACAACTCCTGCTGGATGAAATCCTACTGAGACTACAACATTAGTAACAAGGTCTGCCCAATAAAATAATTCTTTATATTGTTTTCTTAATTCTTCTTCTTTATCTTCTAAGTTATTACAAATATCATCAACTTCATCAAGAGAAATATTCATTGCTCTACCTATTTCTCTAATAGCACCTTTTAATTTTACAGTATTAAAAGTGATAATATCGCAACAAAATAGTCCATGTTTATTATATAAATAATCCTTAACAAATTTCCTATCCGCGGAATAAAAGTCCGTATCGACATCGGCTAAACTCACCCTCTCTTTATTCATAAAACGTTCATAGTTAAGATGATGTTGTATGCTATCTACTTCTGTAATATGTAATAGATAAGCTATAATACTTCCAGAAACAGAACCTCTTGAATATCCATATTCAATACCTTGCTTGCGCATTTCAGATTTATAATTTTCTTCAAGAAGCATAAAATCTATAGCACCATTATGTTTATATGTATTATATTCGTAGGCTATTCTATCTTTATACTCTTGATAATTCGGCAAAGATGAATTAATATTCCTATCTTTTAATCCTTGTGCTATTTTTTGTTTAAAAACCTTCTCAGAATCCTTATATAATTTTGGATATTTAGGAGTATAATCAAGTTGAAATTCTTCAATTTGTTCTGCCATTATATTAGTATTATTAATTGCTTCAAGATACGCTTCTTTAGGAATCGCATTTTGTATTTCATATGCGTGTACTAATTCATCATATGTCTTGAATGTTAAATCCCAATTATCTTCATCGGCAAAAAATACATCTTTGGCTTTCTGTAATACCTTTCTGCCCTGTGCATATACATCATTTAACGCATGAGTATCTGTTCCTGCTATAAGTGGAATTCCTGTACGTTGATGTATTGTATACAATTTTTTATTATATGCAATTTGGTCTTCGCAGTTATGATGTTGTATTTCTAAATAACATCTTTGTCTATTCTGTACAAAGAAGTTTAACATCTCTTTTTGCAATTCAATATTACCACGATTAAATACACTGGCCAGACATGCAGATGTTATAATAATATTATCTGAAGTATTATATAAATCTCTAACAGATATTCTTGGCATATAATAAAAATGCCAATCATCTCTATTAAACGATTGCGAAGATAATAAATTAAGCTCTTTTACACCATCATAATTTTTTGCTATTAATACACAGTGATAGTTATCTCTGTGTTTATCTTCTTTAATATCATCTTCAGTTAGATAAAATTCACAGGCATGAATATATTTCATGTCTGCATTTTCAATAATATCTTTTTTATGTTTCCATCCCATAACATTTCCATGTTCAGAAAATGCCATAGCGACCATCCCTAAAGATTTAGCATAATCAACATAATGTTCAGGTTTATTAATACTATCAATATTAGTTACAGCAGAACTTATATCCGAATGTAAATGATATACTACATAATTATTCTTCAACATTTTCTTCTGCCCACCATTTATCTACATCATAAATAATTTTTACGTTACCACTTATAGGTTGTAATGAATTAAAACAATCATATAAAATATCTACAAATTGTTCATCTGATATATTCATATTACAATATGCCCCACGTAAAGCATATTTATACCATTGTATTTTAAATCCACTTGGCTTATGATAAAAATGATAATCATTACGTTCTATATCATCACCATCATCAAACCAACAATAAGATTTACATTCAAAAATATCATTATTAAATTGTGTTCCGTTATTACTACCAAAACCTAAATGTCCTAAAATTGCATTCCAAAGCACTTGCCATACTTTTCTATTTACATGATATTCCATTTCTATATTCCTTTAAACGATTATTAGAATACTCTACTTGTTCATTATCAATTTCAGTACCAATACAATTTAAATTTAATATTTCACATGCTATAGCTGTTGTCCCAGTTCCCATAAATGGGTCATATATTAAACCATGTTTTGGAGCATACATTTCAAGTAATTTAAGACAAAGCTCAGAACTATATGTAGCTTTATTAATTTTTGTTACACCATCATTATTAGCGGCTTCTATAAAATTATATAAAACTTTGTAAAATGTTTGTCCATTTTTACCAATTTTGCTAACTTCTTTATTAGCATAAAATGTTTTGTATTCTGATTTACGACAAAACACAAACACTTCTTCACAAATGCGAGTAAGCTTATTTGGAGATACATTATTAGGCAATGCTGATTTCTTTTTCCAAACTATTTTATCAGCTACTGTAAAATTAGTATTACGAATAATATCACTAATACTATTCCACATTAGCCCAATACCTTCAGTATTTACAGTTGCATCCGTCCCATATGATACATTCCAGAGTACCACGCCATTTGGTTTAAGTATCTTATCAATGTGATTAAATATATCAACACACCAATCACAATATTCAACACTGGTTTTTAAATCATCATATACCTTATAACGTCCTTCATAGTTTTCCATACTACGTTCTGATGACGGTCTACTTGTATTATATGGTGGCGATGTTAATACAACATCTATAATTTGTCCCTTGGTAGAAATTTTATCCATCCACCTTAGACAATCGCCCTGTAAAAATTTAATTGTACTCATAATAACCTCACCTATAATTCACTGAATGTTTATTCAGTATAACATATTTACGTTAAAATGTCAATACCATTTTCAAGTTTTTCTATGTATTTTTTATAACACAAATTAAGATTTGTGCTGTATTCAGATAATGTTGCATAATAAAATGATTGTGCCGCTACTTCATCAATACTATCTTGGAACATAGAATCATCATCAAAAATTTCATAATTCATTATTGCCCCTTCAATATTATTAATAGTATCAATAACATAATTATTCCAATATTTTATTATATCTTTATCAAGTGGAACTTCTACATAGCAATCTTTAATCTGAAATTTATCTTGAACTTCTTGTGGCAAACATTTAATATCCATAGTATCTAATATCTTAGGCAGATATTCATCTACATCATAACCAAATTTCTTTAGCCACATTTTACATGGAGTTTGTAATTTTTCTCCAAGTAATCTACGCTCAACATTCATCTCTTTTATTTTACCATTAGCTTGTTCATATGCAATAGTACAATACTTTAAGAAATTAAAATGCAAATGTATTTTACTAAGTGGAATTCCTTTATTCATAAATGACATCGCATAACATACAAGCTGTCCACTTTTTTCTTTTAATGTATTACCAGTATAAATGGTACTACTTTTCCAATCTATAATATGATAATGTCCAGCTTCATCTTTATACCAAGCATCAATATAACCTTGCATTACTATATCATCAAATTGTATTAATGCAAAATCTTCTGTAACAATATCATAATTTAGTGGTATATGATTTTGAAAAAATAATTTTAAGTTCTCATAATATTTATTACCTATGCTTATATCTTTTTCATTATCATTACGATTAAATTTAAGACCAAGAATATTACGAGACATATTCCAACTGTCTTCAAATTCATCTATCATATCTTTATATTCAATTTCATGATTGTAAAACTTCTCTATAATATCATGAGAGTATGAACCTTCTTGTCCATAAATACAATCTACTCTATCAGGTGGCGTATGTAATACATAATGTAAGAACCAATCATATTTTGAAGTATGCCAAGATGAAATCCTTGACCAACTCCATAAATTATCTACGCCATATTCGTTTTTAATTTCTTCTAATTGTGCTTTTGATAGTCTCATATAATTATTTATAAATTTATCTACGTAAAATCCGTTTTTAATTTTTATATTGCTTTAATATTTTTTCTACGACTTTATCTTTTTGTGGTTTTAATTTTATTCCCATTCTATTTTCAGGAACTAAATCTCCAAAATATTTCTTTGATAAATCTTTAACCCTCATACCATAAATCATCTTCATCGTATTCGCCCTCATCTACTTCTTCAATATATGGTGAACCACAAATAGGACATAGTTCATATATTTCTTCTCCTGCTGGCAATGCTATACCACGAGGCGATGGGTCTTCAGAATAAAGATATGGACGTTCAAAAATATTATCACATTCAGTACAATAAAACATTTTCTAAAACTCCTTTTCAAAATTCCAATTTGATTTCAAATTTTCAATCCAAATTTCAATCATAATTTTCAAATGTCAATTCTACTGCTTCATGTTCAGCGACACAATTTTGACATCCTATACATTCATTTTCTGCATTTTTATAAATTATATCATCTGGATATAAAATACTACTACAAATAGGACATATAATTATATCCATGTTACCTCTCCTTATTAATTAATTTTAAATATTTATCATGTAATTCTTTTGTATATTTAATTTTATTAGATAATAATTCTTGATAAATATCATCGGAAATATCGGTAGGACTGTCTTTTTTACCGAGCTTTCCTTTAGTATCTTTTACAAAATATACATTACGAATTCCATAAAATTTTTCACATAAAGAATATATTTCTTCTATGCTAACATCATTATCCAAACAAAGAATAATATCTACATTTAATCCTATTAAAATACGTTTCTGTTCTTCAGATATAAATTTACCAGATAATGCTACTGCTGTTTCATCAAATTGTGAATATCTTTTTAATACAGATTTTTCACTTTCAAACACACAACAATAACCTTTCTTTTTTATACTATTATAATTCTCCCATAATCCATAAAGATTAATTGATTTATTATATCCCTTGGTGAAACTATATTTATTAATTCCAAATTGTTCATAACCATCAATTGTTGTACGAGCATTAAGTCCAATAATTTGTCCAGTGCTCCACAATTTTTGTGGAATAATTATTCTCTTGCGGCGATAACTATATTCAATATTAAATTTCTTACAAGCATAAGGTGTAATTCCTTCATGTAATAATCCAATATACTCAATAGGTGTATACTCATCTAAAATTGATTCATCTAAAACTTCTATATCTCCCACATTCACATTATTATTATGAGATAAAAAATTTGTGAATACAGATAATGCTTTTGATTTTAAATCAATATTATTAGGTTTCTTTTTAATATCTTTATTTGAATACGGTATATCTAATATCTTATGTAACCATTTTAATGCGGTTAAAAAATCACATTGATTACTATATTCAATAAGAGAAATTAAATCTTGTCCCTCATCCCATGCTACATTTCTGCTCCATGAACAATAATTTAAATAAATATTATTACGAATATTTATACCCATTGGATTATCACCATCTTTAAAACAAGCTGAATAATAATCTTTATTGTTATGATATTCTATTTTCTTACAACCAAGATTTTCTAAGACAAAAGGAATTTTACCATTTTTATATATATATTCTTTTATCTCAGTTACAAACATGGTGTATCCTTTCGTCTTTAAAAATCTTCCATGATTATTGTATAACCAACTTCACGATATTTATTTGTACCCATATCAAACTCTGCAATAATTTGTTGGTGATTAGCACGACCAAATCTATTTTTAGTAATAAATATTATTAGATAAGATTTATCTTTATCCAATGTAAATGGAATTTTATTTTTCTTATCTAATCTATAACATTTAAGTGCGTGTGATTCCCCATCAAATTCATCTGCATGTGGATGTCTAACCATAATATTCATTGACATAACATCAACAATTGATTTAGCCATCCCTATATTATCAGATGTTAATTTACGTAATTTAGATGATGCTTTATTAAGTTGATATGTACATAATAAATGTACATTTAAATTAGTTGGTTTAATAACGTCATATAGAGCTACAGCATCAGACATCATACTTTGATATATTTCCCCTTTTGCATTCGCACTTGGTTTCATTGTGTCTAAAACAAAATACTGCACTCCCATACGAGCATATTTTTTTATGACCTTAATTGCAATATTAACTGAATAAGTTTGTAATGGCACAATAGTTAATATATGTTGTTCTTGTTTATCTTCAATCCAATCTGCACATTGCTGAAATATTTTCATTAACTCTTCACCAAAATGTCCGTTTCGCAATTGATACTTTGATACATTGGCATGAAAAATATTATTAGCTACCCATATAATCATTTCCTTTTTATAACGTTTTTCATCTTCTTCATTAATAATAAATACTGTTGGAAAATGATTTTTAATTGCAGACGGAATTAAATAATTAAAAGCAAGTAAACTTTTGCCACTACCACTAAGTCCGCCCAATCCAGTCATAGTGCCAAGTCTCATACCAGCAGTTTCTGCATTTAATAAATCTGCTCCATAAAATGGTAATCCAATATCTGCTCCATTGTTTAATTCGTCAATATATTGATGAATGTTTGCAAAAGCATTATAAGATTTGATACTGCTTTCAGTATTTAAAAATGTATGATTAAGCATAAGCTCTAATTCAGAATAAATTTCATCTGATGTTTTATCAATATATTCTGATAGCTTTTCTGAAATTGGAAAACCATATTTCAATAATTGTAATAGAACATTAAATTTTTTAATATCATTAACATAGCTTTCAAAATTATCAAGATTAATATATGCTGTGGCATCATTGATAGTAGAATATCCACCATACTCTTGAATCTTACTTCTTAATTTAGGATGCTTTTCCAAATAAATCCCTACTGAAATTTCATCAAGACTTGTTTTCTTTTCTTTAATAATTAAACCATCTGCTACGGCATACCAACACTTCCAAATATTATGTCCAAAATCTTCTAATTTTAAATCTACATTATACATTAACTCTGGCTTTTTAAATATACTCGCAACTATATTTGCTTCAGATAAAAGCTTATATTCATTTATCTTCTGCGCACATTCTGCTTGCTCTTTTTCAAAAGCGGTTAATTGCTTTGCCATTGTTTTACCAGAATTTCTCCAAATCTTTATTTACTTTTTGTTGAGCATATTGATTAGTATAATTAGGTAATTCTACAACTTCAATATTATCTGCTCTGTGTTGTTCTTCTTTTATTTTTTTTACTTTATTATAAACAGTATTAATATTATTATCTATAATTTTTAAAATATAATTAAACTTATGTTGGTCATTATTAAATTTTTTAGAACGCAATATATTATCTAATTCATGTTGTTTTACATATTTAAAAGTTAAAAGAATGACCTTATATGGATAATGAGCCATAGACGGACTATTCTTATTAGCCATATACTGTCCCGTTTTTAACCCTCTTAATCTCAATATCATGTCCCTACTTAGAGATTGATTTTCATCATACCCCATTATCTCCGTTTTAACATAATCGCAAAGGTCACGAAATACTTTTTCTTCTGCGGCTTTCTTTTCTTTTTCTGTCATGACTCATTATCCTTTTGTATTACTTACAAAGATTTAAAATCTTTTTTGCATTATCTAAATCAGAAATTGATTGTGGTTTATCATAACCAAGATTTTTAATTTCTTTCAAAATTGGTTTAATCACATCAAGATTAGTTTTATTATTCTGGAAGAAATCTACAATAGCCTCAACAGTATCTTCAAGTTCATGTTCTGATTTCGCCTTAAGTTCTGCTTCTGTAGCTTTCTTTTTCTTCGCCTTGGCAAGCTTGTCCTGTTCTTTCTTTACCTCTTTAATAGACTGCCCAGACTTTGAAGCTTCAGTTTCAATGGCATCTGTTAAAGCCTTAATAAACTCATCTGCATCCATAGGAATTTCATCTACAATGTCAGCAAATCTTGAACCGCTATCAATAGAATAATCATCAGAACGGAACTTAATCTTTCTGCTTTCTTTACTAATCTTTTTAATATCTACATCTTTATTATTAACCTTCTTCTTCTTGCCGCTTGCCACAAGTTCTCTATCATAAAATGCAACGGCAAGGAAATGAAGCTTCTTTTTAAGTGCATTGAAATAATTATTTTGCATATCACATGTCAAAATAGAATATGAATTTCCACTAACTACATCAGAAATTTCTTTCTGTTTTGTATGACTAATAAAAATAGTATGTACACCTACAGACGCAAGCTTATCTGTCAATTCAAACATAAGCTGTATAGCCTGTTTTTCTCCACGACCATAACCACCCCATGCGGCGTTAATAGTCTTTACTACTTTATCAGCATCTCCACGTTCTCTGCACTGTTTATTATACTGTCTAATACTTTCTGCTTCTGCAAGTTCAATAAAGAAATCGAATGTATCAATAACGATTGTTTTAAGTTCTGGATAATCTACTGATTTATTATCTACAATATCATCAACAAGAGTTTCAATTCCAATTGTATTTTCAAGTTCATCATAATCATCCGACCATGTTGGACAATTAACATATGGAATTCCTTGAATCGCATCCGCTCCACGTTCTGCTCCCATTTCACAGAACAAATATCCATCTTCGCCTACAAGCTTTTCACAAACTTGGTGCATTAAAGTTGTCTTTCCGATTTTTGCCTCGCCTAAAACACAAATATTATAATTGAGAGGATTAAGATTTACTTGATTCTTTTTTCCGTATTTCATATTTCACCACCTTTATGCAAGTTCTGACAGCCAATCCAAATCATCATCGTCATCCATAATTGCTGAGAAATCTAATGAGTCAGAATCAGATTCTGAATTTTCAATTTGAATTTCAAGTTCTTCTTCAGTATATCTTTCATCAAACATCTGAATGACCGCAGTCCTATTATCATCATCGCCTTCAATTTTAACAATTGGCTTAGTCAATACACATCTTCTTTCTGTATTACCTTGTGCCGCATATTTAGTAAGAATTTCTTCTTCTGTATACAGACCCATATCAATAAGAAGTTTTACATCATCAGGTACATCATCCATAGTTGCCTGTACAACTGCGCCACTATTAATAAATTCACCTTCAAAATTAATTTGTCTTACACCCTTTTTAATTTTGAAAAGTGTTTGATAAATTTTCTTAAACATTTCTTCAGATGAATATTCATATTCAAATATAAATGGCAGTGGATACTGTCCCTTAAATTCTACATTATTAATTTCTTTTACATAATCCAAAACTCTTGTATGAATCTTAACAGAATTTCTATCCTTGTCTATGTCCTCTTTAAGATTAATTGATTCTTTATCAATTAGTACAGACTGTGCAAATGTTGCTTTATAATTTTCTGGTTCTGCCTTGCTCAAAAAAATACTATTAATATTTCTCTGCAAACTGACACCATCTTTATAAAAACTATAACGCATATTTCCCTGCACATTAATGACCATATCATTAACAAGATGTTCTTTAACATAAGCTACAGCATCATATGCTGAAAGGAATTTTTGTGTATAAATATTACCACCCTCGGTGTTTTCAAGACCGATTCTAATAAAACAAAAATCACCTATTGAATCAAGAATCTCATCATCAAATCTATCATCCCAATCTACAGTAAATGAATTGTCCCAATCATCAGTACCATCATCTTTCTTGCCATGAACATAAATTACACCATGATTCTTTGTAGAATAACCACCCATCAAATTGGCATAAACATTACCATATTTTTCACCACAATCAACGCCAAGATTAAGATTGTTATAACACCATCCACTCTCAGATATGTTATCAATCTTAAAACTATTGTCATTAATTTTTGCTTTGCCTATAAGTTTAAAAGTTGAAACCCAATTTGTCTTTTTAATTTTTTCACTCATATTATTTTATAAAACCTTTCAATTATTAAACTATACTTTCAATTTCCCATTCTTCAAAATAATTTAAATTAATTTGTTCTTTTATTTCATTACCTAAAACATTAATTATTCCAGTAACATATTTAGATTTATCTTTTTCACACAATAATTTACATTCAATTATACTATTTTCTACATAACGCTCTTTGGTTGCAAGATAATAATTATCTTTAAATTCTTTTTTCAAATTTCCAAATTTAATTTTAAATCTCAAATCAAAATTTCCATTTGAATTTTCTAACATACTTTCAAACCTCTAACTACAGCTTCAACTTCATCTTCCATACCACGCACATATATTCTTGTGGTCGCAATATTAGCATGATTAACTGCCATCTGTGCCATAAGTATGCCGTGTTCTCTTGCAATAGTGGTTACAAATGTAGACCTAAAACTATGATTGGTAATATGTTTATCAATCCCAGCTTTAGTTGCTAACTTTTTCCATGTGTTATTTAAACTATATTCTGATAATGGAGTTCCCTGATTGCTTACAAAAAGATTATCACATCCTTCCTTACGTACTTTAAGATATTCATTTATAAGTTTGATTGTATCATCATTTAAATAAACAGTACGATACTTACCTCTCTTAGTTTTTAAAACCATTTTACTTGGTTCTTTTATATAATCTACAAATTTTATATCTATTAATTCCTGCACTCTAATACCAGTATTTAAAAATGTTGCTATAATTGCACGTTCTCTTTTGTTGCCATAATGCATTAACATAATTGCCTCATCAGTAGTAAGTGCATCTTTTGGTTTATGCTCCACTCTTGGCGTGGATAATTTCTCAGCAGGATTAGATTCTATAACATCATTATCAAAAAGAAATTTAAAATAAGATTTAATACAAATAATTTTTTGCGCCTGTGTACTCGCCGCCAAATTTTTAAACGTATTCTTATATTCAACAAGGTCAATTTTAGTAATATTATTTATATCCTTATTGATTGCATTAAGCATGGCGGAAATTGTACCATTATAATTACGTCTTGTTCCTGCACTTTCATATTCATTTAAAAATAAATCTAAATATGTTTTCATAATTCACCTCTCAAATACTTAATTAGTATATCATAAATGATTTTAAAAGTCAAGACAGATTTTGAATATTATTTAATACATTTTATCTTAGAGTTACAATAATAAAATTATCGTCATCAGTTACATCACAATTGCCATCCCACATAAAATGATTCTGCTTATCCAAATCATACATAACCAAATCATTATTATCGTCAATAGCTTCTACACCTGCTCTGCGCACACAATAATTTTCACCAATACGCATAATATCATCACCATCTGGTATGGCTAACACAACATCACCCACTGCAAGTTCAGATGTATTTTTTATAAAAATCATTTTCTTTTTCTGCATTTCAAACTCCTAATTTAATCTAAAATTTCATATGATATATTAATACTATATCTATCTTTAAGCCACTTTTTATATCCATCCATTCCCCAATATGTACCATCTATCATAATACATTTCATACCATCATCATCAAGATATATAGTGCGCTTCATACCACCAAGCTGTGGAATATAAACTATTTTACCAGTAGATTTCATCATGCCGCATTCTCCTTAATCCAATAACTAATAATCTTAACTATATCAGATTGACCTTTGTTTTTTCCTTTACGAACTTTACTACAATCCCAAGTGTCATAAATAATTTTATCTTTCACAGCAACAAGATGTCGGTCAATTCTACAAATAATAATTCCATCTGGAATTTCATTTTCATTTAAATGTATATTTTTCTCTTCACATTTAATTTGTTTCCACCCCCACGCTTTTAATAGTTTAGAATAAACCGATTCATACATTCCATTCCGTGGACTTTCACCATGATTATATTTCTTTAAAGTATTATAAACCATTTTATAATCTTCATTATTAGCTATAGCTATTGCTCGACATACACAATCTCTAACGTTAGTTGCTTTATAATATTTGCTACGACCACCATCATTATAAATCCACTTCATGTTTGCTCCTTACCACGTTTCCACTCTTGCATGTAAAGTTTCTATGCCATCATAATTATCTATTATATAATCTAAATCATCAGGTATTTCTACAACAATTAACTCACCAAATCTACCGCTTGCTTCATCTCCTAATTCTTCTACAACTTTAATTAATATATCGTCCTCTCTATTATCAGCACCCAAATATAATATATGTTTTTCCCAATCTTCTTTTGAAGCCTCAGTTTCAGAAATTTCTTTTCCGAAATATTTAGTAACATAACAACCCAAACATTCATCAAATAAATCAACTAATTTATATACTATCTTATTTTGAAAATAAGTATAAGTTGAAGTAAATTGATATTTATATAAACAAGAATATCCTTTATATATTGCATATAATTGATATGCTTTTGGAGATACATCAAAACCCCCAAAACATTTGTTAAGAATTACTTTTTTCATTTTAAATCCTCGTATATTAATACATCAATTCTATCATTTCAAGTTGTATATCTAAATCATATTCTGCTATTGCTCTTGCAATATTACCCCATGACCATCTATCCATTTGTCCGCTAAAATTATTAGCCAACCATGTACGAAATCTTGCACTGCGATTATTCATTAACCATTCAACAGCTTGATACAATTCTATTGGTGTCAGCCATTCATATTCTTTAATTGATAATACATTTTCAATTTTCATAATTAAACCGCCCATTCAATCACAGAAACAATAACGTATAAAATAACACAAGTAATAATTGTCATAAATGCTCCTTAGATTAATAACCGAAATGATATACTTTACAATTAGGATTTTCTTTTTTAATTGATTTCAAAAAATCAATTGCAATTTTAGCTCTCCAATATCCATCTTCTTTTACTATTGCTTTTAAACATTTAATTACGTCATCAATTTCTGCTACAGTCAATGGTTTACCATATTTATCTTTTTCTATTCTTGTATTACCATCATCAGCATAAATATATCCATTGGCAACTTCATTAAACACTTTAGTAATTGGATAACATACACAAAGGTTAATCGTCCCAATTACTTCTGCCCATACTTTACCATTGTCAGATGGAATTTTAAAATTAGCTTCCTCTACAATGTACAGCTTTGATTCATAACCCATAATATTCCTCCCGTAATAATTCATAAAATCTTTTATAAGATTCATCTTGTAAATTAAAATATCTTTTTCTTAAAATTTTTATGAATTTCTTATCATCAGTTTCATTTTCTTCAAATAAATATTGGTTTGCATTACGATATAAATCCCAACACATATGTTGGACTATTTGATATTCAATTAACAATGATTTAATAGTTATGCAATGACTAAAATAATTCATAATTATTACGCCCCAATCTTTTCAAGAAGTTCATTATAGAATTTGATTTCATTATCATCTTTGATATATTCTTCAAATTCTTCCCTACGTTTTGCATTAAGAACCTTATAATTATTTTTGAATTTGAATTCTGATTTCAAATTTTCAATTCGATTTTCAAGTTCGTTTCTAACACAGCCACGCATACATGTCTGAAACGGATAGCATTCCCATGTTCTATTAAGATAATGAACAGTATGTTCTGCGCACTGACATCCATTAATAAACATAGTAGTCATATGTTTAAATCCATTTCGTGTACTGACTGACTGATTTACAAATTCAATATGCCTATTATCAATATCAAACTTTTTAATTTCCATAATTAATCTCCTTGTTTCATTAAAAAATCTATGTTCCATTTTCAATGGAACTTATATAATATCTTTACCACATTCAATCGCATATGGTTCATAAGATTCATGTTCATAAAGAAACCAATCATGAACAGTCCTACCTTTTTTTAAATCGTATGCTCTTGTCTGTTCTTCCACTCTTCTGTTGAGTTCATTATTATTGTATAACTTTGTGCATACTCTTTTAGCAATAGCTTCTGTTGCATAAGTTTCACTTTCAAAATGATAACCATCTGGCTGTGTAACATAACCACCCTTACGCATAAAGTATGATTCACCCTTATGTTTACCACTAAGGTAGGTAACTTTAATTAAAAATCTTTTCATAATTTCACCGCCAATTTTCAAATCGGAATTAAAAAATTCAAATCAAATTTCACTATATATATTATAGCATACTTTTATTAATCTGTCAAATCAATCTTCATAAAGAACTGCATACCATTCTCCCTCGGGATTATTAAATTCATTTTTAATAAGTTCAATACTTGTTATCCATGCATTACGAATTCTTGAAAGCATACTCCAAGATACAATGTCCTCACTTGTAAAATAAAGAACTTCACCATCTGAATCTGTAAACGTATAATTTATTTTACGTTCATCGTCTTCATCCTTACAACACCAAGTTCCAAATCTCATTCTCCTTGCCATGATTAATTCTCCATTTCAGAACGCATTTTAGCAATAGCTTCAAGAACTTCTGGTACCTCTATGTCATAAAAGTATCCTACATCTTCTCTCTCATCATTATCATATACATTATAACATTCATCAAAGATATTTATATCAGCAGTATATCTTTCAATCTTATCGCCATCATTAAAATTCTTTGACTGCCTAATAGATTCAAGTTCCCAAAGTTCATATAGATTATCAAATTTACATACTGCCCAATCAGTATAATTGCCACGCACATCGCCATATCTATGAACCATAAATGCAAACCATACTCCATCGTGGGCAGATTCTACAATTCGATAATCAATATCGTGGTCAATATTTGCGCTATAATTATATGTATTATTTCTTTCATATTTTGGCTTATCAAAATTGCTGTCCCAAAAATTCATCATGTCTTTAATTTCAGATTGAGACATATCAATTTCATAATCTTTAAGCTCTTCCAAAAACGGAATTACTTCTCCACAAATAACATCATCTTTCAGATTACCATGTTCATCCCTAATCCAAAATCCATAAGTCCGATTCACTTCTGCAATGTCTGCAATAATATTATCAATGTTACTCATAATTATACCTCATAATTTCAAATCAAATTTCAATTACCCTACAGAATAAATAGCCTTAATATCCTCTGCATCAACGTCTATGTCGGCTATCCATTCTATTTCTCCAAGATGTGCTTCGTCCAAATGTTCACAAACATATCTTCTTACTTTTTCAAATTCTTCATCAGACATTTCATTCAAATTATTACTACAAAAATTATCATCAACTATAAGTTTTGTTTCATAAATGCCACTGCAAAATACATTAAAAACTATTTCTTTCATAACTGTCTCCCAAAATTTATATCATTAACAGAAAATAGATTTTAAAAACTGAGATAGATTTTTAGCTTCATCTTCAGTCAGTGTAATACCACGAGACATTTTATCATGTTCTTCATTCCATTCTCTTATGTCCCATTTAGGGTCGGCATCATTCCAAGATACTCTATTTAATTCTTTTTTCCAACCATTCTTACGTTCACTAAGAACACACATGTGCTGTTTGATTTCAAATTTCATTTCAGCCATAATTAAACCTCATTTCATTTTACCACATTTTGGTTACGAACTGATTCATAATATCTATAATCATACCAATGCCACTATCGCCGCTAACGTTTACATCATAATATTTCATAGCCTCTCCACAATGGTCTGCAAAAATTGGACGTACAGTTTCATCAAATCTGCCACCTTCTTCTTTGGTCATATACTTAAGTTCAATAAGTGGATTGTTGGTTGGTGAACCAGCGGCTCTTGTTAGTCTAAGTGTTTCACAAAATGCATTACAAATTTTCTGTTTATCTTCCATAATTAACACACCTTTCTAATTTCATAATCTAATACTTGCCAACACGATTCCTTATCATAACCCAAAGCTGAAATTATAAAATCAAAATTAGATTTTGTTTTTTCAATTTCAATTTCATATTCCTCTGCGGCATCTCCATCTGAAACTTCAAGACACATATTATAAAGTTTGGTCAATGTTTTAAGTTCTTCAATCGCTCCCCAATATGCATATTTATATATCAGATATAAATCCATAATTATACTCCCCAATCCATTCATCAAATTCAGATTCCGTGGCGAATTCTAAACGCCGATTATTAATATAAACTATATAGCCATACGGCGAATATCCACATCGTTTAATATTCATTTTCTTCTTCATCTTCAACAGTCCAATACTGTTCTTCTTCCCATTCATCATCTTCATCATACGTTTCCCATCCCTGATTTGGGTCTGATTTTGATGGCAAACAATATTCATAAACCGCTGTAGCATCATAAGTTATTTTAATTGGGAATGGCAATGCTTCGTTATCTTCATCGTAACACGCAAGACTAATACCGATATATCTATAATCAAAATATTTATTAAAATCTTCTCTACATTTTTCTACAATCTCATCAATATTTAAATTCAAATCTGAGTAATATTTATACCAAGGTTCATCACAAATCTGTAAAAGAATTTTTTCAGAATAATTATCTTTATTGTTCTGATATTCTAAAAGTCTCTTTGCCCTTTCAAGCGCATAAGGGAAAATGAAATTCGGTTTTTCAGATAAAACATTACGATTCCAATCAGCAACCAAATCAAATATATCTTTGCCGCCAAAATTTCCATACCCATCATAACAATGTTCTACAATATGTCCCCCGCCAAATTCTTTTGGGATTAATACATAGACATCTTTAACTTTATCATCTACAATCTGTGCTTCTGTAATACAATCTAACCATGAAAACTGTCCCATAATTTCACCTCTCAAATTAGAATTTTATTTCTGGTACACCAGAATTACAGTGTGTTTCTTACTTCATAATCAGCATCAATTTTTATTTTAATAACATTACACCATTTAGTAGGGTTTGCATATGCAATATCATTTGCTGATTTCTCATCAGAACGCACAGCCAAAATCTTAGGTTGCATACCATCTTTAGTTTTCTGTAATTCAATTACAATCCATACCCACATTTACTCTTCACTCCATTCATGTAGATTCGATTTCCATTCTTCATATGCATCCCAATCAAATTCATCTATAATTCCTTCATCATCAAGATATTCTATAATGCTATCAAACATCCATTCGCAATATTTAATTTCTTCTTTGCTAATCTTTTCACCATCCCATTCCGCTCTTTTAAGTGCTTCAATACAATCCATCATATCAAGTCTTGTGTTATGAAATCTGCAATAACTCATATTAGCCATAATGTTATTCTCCTTTCAAATAATGTCAGTTTAAACTGACTCAAAATTTAAGATTCAAATTTCAAATTAGATTTCAATAATTGATTTAGAATTTCTATCTGCAAAATCAAATACAGTTTCAAAAGCTACATCCCAATGATTAAATTTTTCATATTCTTTATCTGTCAGTCCAATAATCATTGTGGTATGTCCCATTGGAACATCATGACTATGTTCGCAAATACAGATTGATTTTCCACCACTGCTTCCACCAACATAATACTGTGTTACATCGTAATCTCTGCAAAATGCTTCAGCAAGACTATCGCAAATTTTATATCCATTTCTGCCACGCCAATCACAATGATATGCACATACCATATAATGATTAAATGGTTTAATTACATTGTCGAAAAATTCATCAAGTAATTCTTCTTCAAAATATGAACCCATACAATATTCATAATTCATAGGGTCAATACAGAATTTAAAAAGATTGTTTTCAAAAATCGGAACACATTCTTCATCATAATCATCTGTCCAAGGTTCATCAACCTCATCCCTAAATTCATCTTTGATATTAGAATATGGTGTCCAAACATACATACCAATCTTAGTAATGTCTGCATCTTTTAAAAAATCAGTGCTGAAATATTTAAGTGCATAAGGTTTCATATCTGCGCTCCTTTCGGCTCACTTTTATTGATATATATTATTATAGCATGGCTTTATTAATCTGTCAAATTAGATTTTGATAACGCTTTTCAGATTAGAATTTCAAATCGAATTTCAACCTACCAATGTTTAGCTATTTCATTATATCTTACAATAGAATCATTACACATTTTATAAAAGTCATTACAATTTTCATATGAATAAATCATATCAGTATAACAACATATACATTCGTCTACATATTCTGAAATATCTTCATCTGTAATTGGTCGGTCAAGCCATACATCATCCTCAACATGATTAAAAAATTCATCGACATCAAAAATATCAAACCAAATTACGAATTTAAATTTTCTATATGCACTTCGGTCAGCATTATTAATGCGTCCATTAATAAGATAATAATAATTATGACACATATCATTATTGATTTCCAAAAGCTTAGTTCGCTTTGTAATTCTCCAATCAACTATCTCTCTCATAATTACACCTCGCACAGTCCAACCATCTGAATAAGTCTACATATAACATCTATGCCATCTTCATCATAACCCTCTTTTCTAAGATGATTACCAAGATAATCAACATTGATTTTCAAATCCGAAAGTTCTTTTGTTTTTATAATGTCAAGCCCACCACGCCGCACATAATCTTCGGCTTCCTTTTTAGATGGTGCTGGCACAATCATACTATAAATATCTTTATAATCTTCAGCATAAACTTTATACACAGTCCATTTTTTCATTTTGAAATTCCTTTCTAATAATCTAAATGAAAACCTACAATCTTATCTACTTCGGCGCGAATTGGCTGTCGCTCTCTTAATCCTAACTGATAATAATTAGGACACAATCTTTCCAATTCTTCGTACCAAATTCTTTTCTTCTCATCGTATTCACGCATAGCATTTCGAGTTTGAATTTCATTTGGAAAATAACAACTTCTTGGATAATGTTTTACTGTTCTCATACCACCACCTCAATCTAACAAGTTAGATTAATCTTCATTTCTGTCGTGCATCAATTCATCATAATTATCATAACCAAGCCACTCAGCGATAGTATCACGTTCGAACCAAAAGAAATCATTAAGGTCGGTATCTGTCATCTCGCCATTAAAAAGCACTTCGAGATTTTCTTCTATAATATCAAAATCATCCCATATTAAATCTGCTACGGTATTACAAGCACCACTCCAGAAATTGAAATTACGAATTGAATCTTCAGTATAGATTTTCATATGTCTACTCCTTCAAAAATATATTTAGCATATTTCTCATATGGTAACAATCCATATTCACTACCAATAATATTAATTAGCTTTTCATTCATAGCACGTTCTACAGATTCTTCCAAATTATCTATGCCAATTTCTACAAACAAATCATAAATTTCATTTTGAATTTCAGCTTGAATTTCCAGCGGCAATTCGCATACCCATTTAATCTTCTTCTTCATTTTCTTCTTCTGTTTCCCAAATGTCAGTTTCAGTTTCAACATTCTCTTCGACAAGTTCAGAATAATCTTCATACCAATCAATATCACAACAGCAAGTTACTTCTGCATCTCCAAATTCATAACTACCATCTTCACAACCAACACTGCCATTACAATATTCTTCCATACGGAAATTATCTCTTGCATATTCCATAGCATCTTCAAAAGTTGGAGCATCAATTTCAGCATAAACATCAACGCTAACTGTTCCGCAAATTCTGTATCTATTCATAATTTACCTCTTAATCTTTCAGTCAGTTTGAACTGACTCGTTTAGAATTTTAAAATTGATTTTAGAATTTCAAGTTGCGATGAGAAATGGAATTTTATATTTAGAAAGGAAAGACAAACACACCACGTTTTTTGTGCCATCTCTCATCGCACTATTATAATAACATACTTTTATAAGGCTGTCAAGTCAAGCAAAATTTTTAAGTCCAATTATGAATCCACTGTGAAAATTCAAATGCAAATTCATCAAACGATTTGTCAAGTGGATAATCCTCTGCCAAAATTTCTGGTTCTGTTTCATTAAACTGCATCTGTTCCCATACTAATGCCATTGCCGTGATTGCTTCGCTTGCAATTTTAGCATACGATTTCATATATTCCATTTCAATATTAAACATATTTCTCCCCCAAATTTTCAAGGCAATAATCTTTTTCAATTTGCTTTTTTGATTCAGCTTTAAATCCACTCTGTTTTAAAAACTCTTTAATATGTCTAAGCGTAGTTGCACTATAAGTATCAAATACTTGTGCCATTTTTGCACCTCGATTATAAGATGCCACAATAGTATCATAACTCATAAGAAAAACATCATTTCCAATTTCAAAAACTTTTGCTTTACCATAAAATGATTTAGCCGAATCATAATATGGACACAGTTCCATCATAACTATATTAACATTTGGATAAAATTTCCGAATTAATTCTTTGAATTCCATAATCCACCCCACAATTTCAAATTCAAAATTAACGTATGTTCTTTCTAATAAATACATTTAAAACTTCTAATAGATGCTGTGCATCTAAATATGTATCTGATAATGTAGGAAACGCATCTTCTTTTTCAATATCGGAAAGATAATTTGATAACATATTTTTAAATTCAGTTACAATTTTATCTTCTTCTGCCGATAATGAAATATATTCTATATGTTCTCGTACCATAATCGTACCTCATATTAAATAATCATCTTCATTTATACCAAACCAATCCAATAATATATTCAAATCTTCAACGCTAATTTCCATATCATCTGCCGCAAACATAATCTGTCCACACTGTCTTGACAATGCTTCATCAATATAACTCTCTGCTAATTTTGAAATTAGATATTCAATTTTCTCACTCATAATTCACCTCAAAATTCATATCTTGTATTACCATCTTCATCTTCGACAGCATATACTTCAGCATCTATATCATAATTTAATGCTCCAAAATCTGTCATGCTCATAATTTCTTCTGCCGAACTTATAGCATCCTCATAATTATCAGATTTAACTTCTATCTCATGATATCCATGTATTACAAAGTCTACAATATAAGTCATAATTTTACCTCACAATTTCAAATTCAATTTTAATGTTCCCATTTAAAAATATCAAATTCTTCCTTAAATTTATGAGCAAAATCCACCACCTCATCACTCGGATTAAACAATCCATCTTTAATATACCTATTAAATATACGCATAAATGATGTATATAATTCTATATATCTTTCTTCATCTTCTGCGAACCATTCAAAATCATCTTCCATAGGTTCATCTGGCATTATATATATCCATGTAAAATATGCGTTCTCATTATTCATATCAATCATAGTATTGTGCATAAGCTTTACATTATTAAGTCTGATTTCATATGCGTTCATAATTCACCTCTCCATTTTAGAATTTCAAATTAAATTTTCATTTCAATTTTGGTCAGTTTAAACTGACTTTTAATTCAACTGTACACAAATATCAACGTGACCATTCTTTGTTGTTACAACGTATACATCACCATCTGCATAAATGTAATAGCAATACCAATTTCCTTTTGCATAAGAATCAATTTCATTTATCTCATCTATTACAAAAAACGGACATTCATCAATTAGTATATCTTCAAGTGTAGGTTCTGATTCTTCAATCTCAACAATATCTTCATCGTTAACATCGGACTCATCATCCGTTATTATAATATCACAATCCTCATTGTCTGTCAAATCACACTCGGCAATTTCATTTTCCGAAATTAAATCTTCATTTTCGATTTCCATTTCATCTTCTGAAATCAGATTTTCCGTGGCAATTTCTTCTTCTGAATTACCATATGCAACTTTGTTAGGCATATAAAACCCAATGAGATATACTACTTCAAAAGCTACAATAAGAATCATAATTGAGATTACTTTTTTCAGATTGATTTTCATATTATTCACACTCCTTTGCTACGATATACAATACATTATCATAATCAAATGAAAAATATTCGATTTCTAAATTTCTCCACCACATTTCTTTATAATGAACTGCTTCATGTGTTGTAATATTATAATCTCTACGAGAATGTTTACAATTTTCTACTAACATTGTAATTTTATTATAATTACTAAAAAACGCATCAAATCTTTCAAAAAAATCTGCCATTTTCATAATTTCACCCCGCAATTTCAGTTTCGATTTTATTCATAAGGATGCCAACCACATTCCTCAGATTTAAATGCGGTTTCATTTTCTAAATATAGATACCTATTATCGCCAATATATTTTGACCTATCTATAGCAACCATAATATTACCATATTCATTTACCATATCATATGCCCATTTCTTATCTATGTTTAGATTTTTAAGGTCATATTTCTCGGCAAGTTCTCCAATATGATTAAAGACTTCATCAAAATTATTTTCTTCATCCCAATATGCCCACTCAACCGCATTAATTCCTTCATAATAATATCCGCCTTCTGCTGGCTCATAAATCGGATATGCTTCATAATATGTAATATAATATTTCATTTGAATTCTCCTTTTCAAATTGGAATTTCAGTTCGATTCTGATACACCAAAACTATTCATCTGCCTGATGTGCCTTAAGGCATATATCATCTATTAAATCATAAAGTTTGTTTTCACGTGCAATACTTGCTTCAATCCAAAAATGAGATACATCATCACATTTATTCCGACTAATAATATAATCAGTATGTCTTGCCTCATTCTGTAATTCATCATAAAGATACTGCACCAATTCACAAACTGTCATATCAACCCTAAAATCATATTCGATTTTCATAATTCATTTTCCTTTCTTAAATTAGAATTTCATACCAAGTTATAACCTTTATCCATATTATCTTTTGCAATATCTAATAACCATTTTGGGGCAAATTCATTCTTGGCATTATAAACACGCTTAATCTGATTCGGTCTTGCAATCAAATCTGTAATATGCTTTTTGGTTCTTGTATTATAAATTTCAATAATACCACTATCAGTTACAACATGAATTTCAGAACCGTTTTTATGACCACGGTCTACTTCTGCCCTAAAAACTTCATTGCCATATCCAATATACTTTTTAATAATCTCACGGCGAACATCACAATTTTTATCATTCTTATAGTGCATAGTATTCATAATGTCACCTCATAATTAAAATTTGAAATTAGATTTTGACTTCAGAAAATGAGTCTAACATATTAGACTCAAATTCTCAAATCAAAATTCACCAAATCCCCAATCTTCACCATCATATGGTATATTATAATCTTCGGTGCGTTCATAAAATTCATCATCATCGAAATAATCCCACTCACGTTCATCATATTCGCTAAAATCCTTGCATGTATTAAAAGCTTTGATTACATTTTCAAATTCCATTTTAAAATCTCCTTTTCAATTTTCAATTTGAATTTGTCAGTTTAAACTGACTTTCGGTGGGCAATTTCAAAACCCATAATTATAGTAGCATAAGCTTTAAAGATTGTCAAATCGCATAACTTCAATGCGTCCATTAGTAATAAGATTATCCATTTCATGTATAAAATCCGTATAGAATTTTGATTCCGAATTATATCCGAATATAGCAACGCATATATCATCCCAATATATCCGCATAATTATGCTAAAGTTCTTCATCATATTCTCTGTTATATTCATAATACACACTCCTATTCAAATATGCAATACCAAGACCGCCAAAAGCCATAATGAACGCTATTAAATTATGTTCACTATCAATACTACTCCATCCAAGAATAAACAGAATTACCCCAAAATAAAACATAACCTTATTAAAAATTCGTTTCATAATTCACCCCACAAAATCTAAATCAGAATTAATAAATAGAATTCAAAAATGAGTTTACATTTTCAACCTCATTTTCATTAAGGTAAATTTCAAAATGCCACCCATCAAAACATGCGGATAATTCATATTTGATTTTATTCTCATGAAAATATCTGCGCAGTTCATCCTTAATAATCGGATTTTCAGTTTCATAATTGTACCATTTTTCCATAATATCACCTCATAATTTTATTTTAGAAATTCAATTTTGATTTCAAATAATGGGGCAAAATTTCCGCCCCAAAATTTCAGACCAAAATTAATAGCAGTTTTCCATCATCCACAATTCATCCGCATAGTCATAATTATCGCATTCAAATTCATTGTCCTGCCATGCGAAATTTATGCGGTCTTTCATTTCATAAATTGACATCTGAATGTCAGCCAATTCTTCATCGGATGTACCCTCATATTCCGCCATAGTTAATTCATATTCAAGTTTAGCCAATTCTTCTTCCAATTCCCATGGATTCTCATATTGTCTATACATAGTTTGCCCACCTTCCTATTTTAAAAATCCAAATTAGAATTTCATTTTAGATTCAAAGAATGGCATGAAAATTCATGCCAAATTTTCAATCTAAAATTATACAAAGGCAATCTGCGACAAACTTTTCTCAACCATTATGCAATTCTGATTTAATTTTGAATTCAGAATTTCACATATGCGCTCAATGTGCGCATCATCTGTCGCAGTAATTTTAACAACAATAGTCGATTCTGTAGTTTCATTTCCGAATTCATCCACCCAATGTCCGAATGATTTTGTAAAAGTCGCACCACCTACAATATTAGATACGACATCGCGCACTGTCTGCATAGCAAAATCATCATCAATAATCTGAACATATTTATCCTTGTCATTCAGACCAACATACAGATTATATGTTGCAATATTTTCAAAATTAATCATAATTACACCTCGCAAAATTAAAAACTGAAATTAGAATTTCATAATAGAATTTCAAAACTAAAATTCAAAAATAGTTTCAAAAATCTAAATCAAAACTTAAAAGCGCATTTTAAATTCTCATTTCGATTTTTAAGATGGATTTTTGAATTCAATTTTGAATTGTCAGTTTAAACTGACTTTTGCTGAATTCATTTTGAAACAATGGTGAGCATGGGCAAAATCCACGCCCACCATTATAATAACAGAATTAAAACATGCTGTCAACTTTTATCTTGCCTGCTTCATGACATTCTATATTAATATCTTCATTAATATTATCTTTTATATAATTCCAAAGGTTCGCAAGTGTCATTGCACAATTTTCAAGCTCTGAGCGCATAGCAATAACCTCTCCAGTATCTGCATCGCACATATCAATATTTGTAATTGAATCAAATTCATCGCCCACATCAACCGCATCAAGCATAATATTGCACATATCAACCAAAAGGTCGATAGTTTTGTCAATGTGAATTCTATCAAATTTATTAAACTGAATCTGTCTTGCAATTTTTGTTTTCATTTAAGCACTTCCTTTCTTAAGCTGTCAGTTTAAACTGACTTTTTGAGTGGCGGATTTAATATCCACTATTATAGTATAAAATTTTTCTGCTATTGTCAAGTGGGCAAAATTTTACTCGCAAATTTATTTTACGGCAATTTTTAATTGCTAATTGTCAGTTTAAACTGACTCCGCAAAATCCCTTTGTGGGCAAAATTTTATCCGCTTTATTCAGAAAAATGCGCACGTATAAAAAAAGAAAAAACAATGACCGCCTTTCGGCGGTCATATGTGAGTATGAATTACTTAAGCGCATCAAGTATGACGTTCCAATTATCCATTATTGTTTCATCCTTGCAATTGCTTTTCATAAAAGCGTTGACCATAGCAAGCGCAACCTTTACGGTGTCATTGTCAGCGTCAGCGGTTTTTGGTGCTGGCGCACTCAAATTGTCAGTTTTTGCCTTTACAATACCTTCCGCCTTAAGTAAATCATTTATGGCGTTTTGTGTCATGTCAGGCTTAATTTTACCTTCCGCAACAAGCCTTTCACATGCTTTTACATTGTCAGCATTTTTGCAAGCTGACGCCATACGGCACGCAATTGATAAAGGCAGTGCCTTAAATGTTTTATGTGACCATACGTTAGCATATGTATTGATAAGAATACAAGCTGATTTGTACGTAATACCATAGATTGTACCGTCATGTTTTACGTTATACCATTCTTTAAAGGACTTGCAATTGTCGCACTCATAGAGTGCGGCATCTTTAATGGTATAGAGTGCCTTTGCCCTTGCAATATCAGCATTAAGTGACGTTGTACCTTTTGATTTGATAATATCAAGCTGAACGTTGAGCATTTCAATTGTCTGAGCGTTAAGAGTTGTAACCTTTACCTTTGCGTTGTTTGTAGTTTTCATAATGTAACCTTTCCTTTCTGTATTTGTCAGTTTAAACCGACTATGTGAGAATGTGCGGACTTTTTGCCGCCTTGCAATTATCATTTTAAGAATTTTTTTAGTTGTGTCAATTGTCAGTTTAAACCGACTTTATTGTATGACTGTATTAATACAATAATACAATTCAAGAAGGGCTTTACACGCGTTATAATGAAGGAAACTGAAAAAACATTTTGCTATTTTTGAGGCTGGAAGCATTGAAATTTCAACGTTTTGAGGCTCTGAAAATATGATAAAATCGTATTGCTGACATGCTATATTTTATTTGTGTATTTACACAAATTTTTTTTAAATTTTTTATGTTTACAACACAATTGTTTTTTTATGTTTTTTTCATTTTTATACTGAAAATAGCGTTAAAAATTTATCAATTTTGTATTGAATACACAAATAATTTTTAAATTTTTTGTTCTGAAACACAAAAGTTAGTTTATTAAAACTCTCGTTAAAAATTCTACTATTTGTGTGAAACATACAAAATTTATATCGTGAAACATTCATAATTTGTGTATAGCAACAATATTGATATTTTTTTAACATGTATATTATTGTATTAATGTATTAGTACAATGGTACAATGTTTCACGTGAAACAAAGGTACAATAAAGATAAAAATATTTTGTTATGTTTCACGTGAAACAATATTGTGAAACTTTTAACTATTAGCACTCACTGAATACGAGTGCTAATAGTTAGCACTCAATATAAACGAGTGCTAATTATTGTTATCACTCACAATGAATGAGTGCTAATATATGAATATATATACATATGTATACAAGTATACAGATGAATGTATTCATATATACATTTACTTGATTGTATACATTGTTGTGTTGTGTGTACAAGTATACACGCTATTGTATACAAGTATACTTGTATTTATACGCTTGCATGGTACACATGTATACAATATTTTTTGTGTATTTTACACAAATTTTAAGGATTTTTTTGTGTTTTACCACAAAATTCAACGCCATATTAGAACACGTTATATTGTGAAAATACACAAAAAACAGTGCAATATAAGCTGATTTTTTGTGATTTTGAACAAAAGATAAAATCAAGTTGACCGATAAAATGATATATTATTTTAGTGAAAATAATCATTTTCACTATTTTTTTATCCCTTATTTTGTGTTTTTTCACAAAAATTTTATGCAAGAGGGGGTATTTTTCAAACGAGTTAGAGATAACTAACTTCAAGTTCTTCGAAGCCATACCAAACCAGTCATCAGACATGAATCAGCCAGCAATAAACTATATACCTAAATTCCCTCAACCCCTTAAAATTCCAACTCTTTTCCAACATTTAAATATCCCTGTATATTACAAAATTTCCACATCTAATCTACCCTCTTTCCACACAATCTCCAAACTATTATTCCATGTAAAGAATACTTTACATACGTAAAACAAACTTTACATTTACCACCAAAAACAATACATTCAGTAAAAAACCGTACATTCAATGTCCTAAAAACAAGCACAATAAAAAAACAGTACGTTTTGTACTGTTTTTCTCATTTACCATATTAAAAATATTGACCTATCAAGATTTTAAGACATTTTATTTATTTAAACAATCAACTATATCATAATCCATCTTTCTCTTGAAATTACCGCCATTTACGTTAAAAAACTATGTAAATTCTGAGTAACATATCATCCAAACACTAATCATCTATGACAACTATATCACTCTGATGATACAATGTTGGCTTAATATAATCATCTATATAATCCTGTGATACACTTCCCTGTATAAATACTCTGTTAAAATAATACCCTGCTAAATTATTATCAGCTTTTAAAAACCTATATCTTATACCACCACATAATGTCATATCCATATAATACCTATTTCTGCGATGAGTATATATGGCGGCATTTAATTTATTATATAATATATCATATATTTTATTTGCCCATTTAAAATCTTTATAAATTACTCCTACATCATAACATGTTCCATAATTTATAAATTCATTCATATCTATCATTGACTGCATTTCAAACTCTCCATTAATCATGGAAACTTCCAATTCTTTAACATATTATCTACATTACTATCATTAGTTTCTTCATCTTTATTATATATATTATCATAAAACATTGCCAATGTTTCAGATATATCCCTTAATACTAAATATATTTTTTGTAAATCATAATCATTAACATAAGCATCTATATATTCATCTGTTAATGTTACATCATTTAATCTGCCCACTAAATTACTCCCAATATAATCTTTGTCCACATGCTTCACAATATTTAATATCACGGTCATTACACAACATATTATTACACATCGGACAAAAACTATCTATACTAAATCTTCTTAAATCTATATGTGTTTCCACTTTGGCAGGAATATCTTTAGACAATGCTTTAATGCCACAATTTAAATAATAATCTTCATGACTATTTTCTTTAACATTTCTTTTTATTAACATCAAGCCTTCTATAGCTTGTTCTGCCTTACTTCTATAATCTTTCATTTATTTTATCCTGTACCTTATCTAAAACCTGTGAAATTTCCTTTCCTATTTCCGTATATTCTTTACCTTTGCACATTGCATAATATGTATTCTCATCTACAACAGCACATTGTATATTATGTGCATTACAATATTCATCAAATACTAAAACATGTAATCCATACAAACTAGCCAAATAATCAAAAGAATACGTAACAATTAAATCCAATTCAGACTGTAATGATTCATATAAATAATTTGTCATTACAACTCCATACCAACGTGATTCTTCTACTTGTATTTTCTTATAAAACTTAATAAAATCATCTAATGTCAAATCATTATAATAATGTTCCCATAACATAATTATATTCCTTTTATGCCAAATGCTCGACTTATTATATGCCATTTACTCTACTTGCAATCATATCGGCAGTATGCGTATATAATACATTTGGATATTTTTCTATTGCTCTGCCTAATATATTCCAGTTCTCCTTATCATCATATGCACCCATATGCCAACGTATACAGGTAATTTCTTCTTCATTTAAAATACAAAACTGTTGTGCCATTATTACTGATAAATCGCCATGACCAGTCATAATAATATTATTATTATATTCCCATTGTTTTGTTTCAATATTATATATATAATTTTGACACTTACATAAATCATGAAATAATCCTACAATATAAGGACTACATTTTCTTTCCCACTGTAAATTTAATTTAATTGTTAAATTAATTAAATTATCTGCTACTGCATAAGAATGGTCAAACAATCCACCCTCATAATTGCCATGATGATTAATAGATGCTGGCATTGTAAAATATCCTATACTGTCCAATCCGTCACTTAATTCTACAATATCTGTTAAACATAATCCACATTCCAACATCATATCGCTAAACAATTGTTTACGCTTTTCATATGTTCTTTTAATTTCTGCCATTTTACTATTTCCTTATTTATTTGCCCAATTTACTTCTATCTTATTTGTCTTCATAAGATTTTCCCAAAACTCTTTAGTAGCAAGAAACTGTCCCTGACGTATGCCTCTATGCTGAAGTCCTAAATTAGAAAGATATCCATCTACAAATACTTCTGCAAGAGAACCATCATAATCAATAAAAAATCCATTATCTACATCATACAGAAATTCTTCACCACTCATCAAATCATAAATAGGAAATTCATCCCAACCTAAATCCTTTTCAGCAACAGTAAAATCTCTTTCCTGCATTATCACATCGCAACCATTAAATACAAAATTGATTACGCCTTTGGCTTTATATTTTTCCATTATCTTCCTCTATTAATTGCTTAAACCATCTATACCAATAACATCCATCATCTGGTAAACAAACTCTACATACAGCAGTATGACTTGGACACCATTTAAATAATGGACATTCCTGTTCTTTATTTATACGTTTACTTCTTTTTCTCATCATCTTCACCATCGCCATGCTTATAAAAAGCCTGAAATAAACATGCGAATAAAATTATCCACCACTTATTAAATGTTATAGCTAATATAGTAAAACAAACTATATTGGCTATATTTATTAATGCACATGATATAAATCCCCAGTTCATTATTTACCTCTAAAAGAAATCTTTTTATCAAACCCATGACTTTCTATTTTATCTATATCGGTTGTCCCAATTGGCTCTCTCCTTTCTGTTGAAGATTTTTCAAGAGAGAAATATTCTTCAAATGCCAAATATACGTCATGGGCATCTATACAGTTTGCAATGCCGCAAGCTTTTAATAATGGAATATGTTTTTTAATTTTTTCATTACCATTATATATAGTTTGCTCATCAATTATTTTCTTTAATTTATAATTATTTGTATTAACAGCAGTTATAAAAGTATTTATATTATTATAAATATAATCCTTATCATCTCTTGTATAATGATAAAAATCTATAATACTTAATTCACAAAGCTTTCTTGATTTATTATAATTCTTCCATTGACATAATAATTCAATATTATATTTCTTTGCTTTATCATAGTTATCTATTTCAGTTACTTCAATTACAAATAACCAAAACGTATTACATATTTGTAATAACATAAAATAGAACGGGTTATATTTATATTGTCTTAATATCCAACTATAATACTTATTTATATATAAATAATTGCATAACATTTCTTTTGTTAAAAGAAATGAATCTCTGCGGTCAAAAACAAACGTATCATCTTTGTATATATTTTGATAATAATCGTAAAAATCTGTATTCTTATCTATAATTCTCATATATTATCCTTATATATAAATAATTTTTCAGTTGACTTCGGTATTGCTTTTGGTATAATAGTTCTTGCTACCTCTTTTTCCCAAATACAAACAAAATCATCTGGTGCTTCTTGCTCAGAAATAAGAACTATATTTCTTTTACTCCAATCCCTCATAATATCCCAAAATTCTTCATGGTCAAACTTAACAGAATTGGCAAATTGTTTTGTCCCTTTATAGGGTGGGTCACAATATATTACACAGTTAACTAGATAATGTTCTCTATAATCTAAACATTCAAACTTAATATCCTGCCATAATAGAGATTGTGCTTGTTTTAGTAAATTATTTTTGCGCTCTTCATAAAACTTCCTATGTACAGTCTTTCCATTTGGCTTAGTTTGCATAGCTTCATATCCCCATCCACCATCAAACCCACGACCATTATAACTGCACAGCCAACCTATAGCACCTATTTCCCAATCTTCAAATTCTTTATCTTTATTATTATTGTGCCAAGCTTTACGAGCTTTATCATATATATCTTTTGTATAAGAATCTTTTAATCGTCCACCATTTTGTATATAGTTAAATAATGCTATAATATATTTATTTATATCTGTGCCAATTTTATTATCACAAACTATTTTATCTATAATATTTGCTCCACCTACAAATGGCTCTAAATACATACTAACACCATTATCATCTATATACTTTTGTATAATAGGTACAATATATTTAGCTTGTCTACTTTTGCTACCAAAATAATTCATTTATAACTGCTCCATTAATCCTACGACTTTTCTTAAATCAGATGCTTTCCAAAGTTTGCACCCTTGTCCATAATATTTTTTTCTACCACGATTATTAGTTTTCTTGCCGCCATGTGCATCAGAAACATGTATTTTATTTTTTGAATATTGATGAAGATTATCGTATAAATTATTATTAGTTCTGCAACAACTCATAAAACATCTATACAACTCTTGCTTTCTAATAGCCTTATGCCAATCATTATGTCTACGTTCTGCTTTAGTTCTCATTGTTCTACATATATATCTAAAGGTTCAATAACATTGCAATAACTTATAATATATTGCATTTTTATGGCGTTTCAATTAGAAATACCGTATCGCCTAATTCTTGAACAAAAGGTTCTCTATTTTCTATTACATCAGATAGATATACTTTTTTATGATGTGTATGTGGGTCTTCCATCCACCATACACGAAGTTGTTTATTATTTATAGCTTCCTTAACCATTATTGGGTCTATTCGTTTTTTCATTTATTCTTTGCTCCGCTATATTAAAATAACCATCATCTATTTCAATACCAATAAAATTTCTATTAGTATTTATACATGCCACACCAGTAGTCCCACTGCCCATACAATTATCCAATACAATATCATTTTCATTACTATATGTTTTAATTAACCATTCACATAAATCTACTGGTTTTTGTGTTGGATGCAATTTACCATTACGATTAGGTACAGTATTAAATTCTAAAACATTACTTGGCTGTACCCAATCTGGATTATATTTATATTCTTTATCTTTAAAATTAACATGATTACTATTACGGCATGAATGATTGTATTTATATGAATGTTTAGCTTTGTTTTCTCTTAGTTTCATCTGAGGATTATATGTAGCATTAGTATTATTAAATACACATATCTCTTCGTAATAATTCATAGGACGATATTTAGCAAGTCCCATACCGCTTGCAGTATTCTTTTTCCATATAAGTTTATATTTATATTGTTTACGATTGCTGTTAATTAAATCAATAGTAAACAACCCACTACTAAATAAAACTATATTACCTTGTGATTTAATAATACGATTATATTCTTGCCACAATTTATCTAATGGTAACGCACAATCCCATATCTTTTTTGTGCGACTTAATCCATATGGCAAATCACATAATATTAAATCTATAGAATTATCTTCTATAGATTTAAATATGTTAAAACAATCATCATTATATAATTGTATCATTTTATTTATTCACATTCTTCTGCCTTAATTAAAACTGGCTGTATCTGCATATTAAACATTTCCTGAGCTAATACTACAACTACTATTGCAAGTGCAACTTCAGTATAAACTCTAAGAATTTTTTCATGATTATCTATATCATATATATCATATACGGTTATCATATTTTTCATTTCATTATCCTCTTTTGGCAAATTAAAAATCTCTAACAAATTATTATAAGAGTCTTTTGTTAATTCAAGTGTTCCTTCAAAATTATCCGTAAATTTAAAATCCATAACTTCTCCTTATCATATGATATAAAGAAGTTTACTATTATAAGCATTATATATATTTTTGTCTATAATAGTAAACATTAAACAGTAATATATTGCGTTTTACTTTTTACTTGCTTTATCTATCGTCAATCTATGAACACCATCTACATATGACAATAAACCATTTTTAATACCATTGCCTAAATTATATACTTGATAGTCTACAACATTGGCGGCAAGATTTAATTCGTTCCACGATTCTGTAAAACCTTGGTTAGTTCGCCATTCAGTATACGATAATTTATTATGGTCATGTCCATGTATGTTAAACCATGCAGACCCATTAATTATTGATTCGTGAGAAAGTAAAATCTTTTCTGCTATAAAAAGTGGGCCAGTATATATTTCATCAAAGTATGATTTAAACTTTGTGGCACTTTGGTCATGGTTGCCCATAATTAAAACCTTATACGCTTTTATTTGATTCAACCATTTTGGGTCGCCTACATCTCCAAGATGAATAAGAGTATCATTTTTATGTACATATTTTTTTATATTATCTATATGTTCTTGTGGTGATATCCAATTACTATCCATTAACTTGCAATCAACATCTTCGAAATGTGTATCTGATATTATATATATACTGCCATTAGCAGACCATGGTTTAAATTTATCATATAATGTTGGTATCATATATTTTTCCTTTTAATATTTTTTAATAAAAAATAATTAATTTTAAATTAAAATTAATTAAAATAAATTATTTATTTTTTATTTTAATTAAAGAATATATTTTACAAATGCATAAAAAATTAAAGTAATTATAATTAAAATAAATTGTATCCATATTGGAGCAGTTACAGCCCACCATGACCAATTAATCACATGTGTTAATTTAAGCACTATGAATGCTAAACATAACAATTCAGCAAACCCTGCTCCATGATATGAAACTTCTGTTTTATTATTCTTCATATTCTATGAGTCCTACCTTTATATTTTATTCGACATCTCCGATATCATATATCATTGAACTATCTGAACTAACTTTTGGAAGCACTCCATCCCACTTTTCAAGATACTGCTGTTTAAGTACCTTATCAGAAAGTGATTTCTGCAAAAGTTCATTTGCTTCAGCTTCAGCTTTAGCTTCAATTAATCTTGCTTCTGCATCGGCTTTTGCCTTATCTACTTTTGTTTGATTTTCAATCTTTTGTGTTTCAGCTTTCTGCTGTGCGGCAATTTTATCATTGATAACTTCTTTAGTTTTCTTATCAACACCTACATTAATAAGTGATACATTACTAATAGTAATACCATATGGCTCAAATTTCTTAGCAACATATTCTGTGATATCCTTATTTACATTCGCCTTTTCAGCACCAAGAATATCAGCTACATTATATCTTGCAATAACTTCTTTTGACCATGAAATAATATTAGGCTTAATAAATGACTCTTTTACTTCTTTGCCACTCTGTCCCTTAAAACGAGTAAATACAGCAGTAACATTTTCTGGTTGATACTGATATGTATAAGTCAATTCAATATCGAGAGCCTTACCTTCTGCTGAAGAAGCCGAATAACTTTCATCATCTTCGCTATCACCACGGTCATCTTTAGTAAGATATGACTGTTCAATACCTACAGTATATTTTGTAGCATGTACTGTTGGTGGAATCATATGCCAACCTTGTGTAAGAACCTTATCTTTTACACCACCGTTAAGACTATATTGCACTGCTACATAACCTGCTGGCACTCTTACCGAACACATAATCAATAGAATAATTGCAAGTATAATTGCTCCACCTGCAACTACCGCTCCTGTTATACCTTTTCTCATTTAATACTCCTTTGTCTCAAAATCTACATCTGTAATTTCTTTATCATGTATTCCCATATTTATACTTTCATCTATAAAGTTTTCGGTTTGTATAAAAATATTTTTACGTGCCAATACAAACCAAATTCCAATAGCAATGAGAATAACAATTATAAATATCGCTGGGTTCATTTTAACCTCTCATATATTATACTATATTTTATATGTAAAATCAAGTTTTTTATTTTATTCTTTATACATTGGAAATCCACACTTAGGACAATATGCAGGCATATAATTTGGCAAGTCCATTTCAAAATAAGGAAATTCTCCATCTAATTCAAAACCACAATGAGTACATTTAAAATTATTATAATAATCTATCCATTCAGCGGTATGCCGATTATGAAATGGTGTTTGTATAACTTTATATATTAATCTATCAACTACATCTTTATGTATAAAATTATCACATGTACCATCACATTCTTCAGCAGTATCTTTTAAATGACATTGATGAAATGTTGCCGACATATCTTGCCACGGTCTATACCAAAAACAATCTTTTCTTATTTTATTATTCATCATATTCATCCTCGTAAAATGGGTCAATATAATTATCACAATAAGCAGGTTCTGCATCATCTATGTTAGGTTTAATACAAATAATTTCTTTCATACATTCATTTTTTGTATTATCATTATATTTACATTTATTTGCATAACATACTATATCATTTATCATTTCTTGTCTCCATATGAACAAAAATCATTGTCACCTGTAAATACTCGCATAGAACATTTTTCTCGATTATTCCTATACTTACACTCTCGACAAAATACTATATCTATACTTGGTGCAGAATCAAGTGATTTTCTGATATCACGATAAGGTAAATATAATACGCCATCATGGTTATATCCTTCTCTTGCTCTTATATCAATTTTATTCGCATCTATATATCTATTCATCGTTTTTATCTCTCATATCAGCACCGCAATTAGGACAGAAGTTTGTCTTTAATGGAATAGGTTCAACACCATTAAACTGCGTTCCGCTATGCGCTCCGCATATTGAACACTCTGCATACTCGCCTCTGTCTATCCACTTACCTTTCGGTCTTTCTACAGATGGAATAGCTAAAATGTATTTCTTGACTCCCATAATATCTATGATTCCGTTCTTACGTATAAATACAGGGTCTTTTGACAGTTCTTCAACTCTTTTATCAATTGCTTTTAATACATCTGATTCCTTTAACAATCTGTCACTCATTCACTGCTCCTTCTAATTAATACAGTGACATTGCAGTTTCTTTTGCAGATTCAAGATTATCAAATCTTTCATAACAGCCACCGTTCTGTATGTAATAATATTCACCATCGGTAACTATCCTCACTGCTCCATTGTTACTGTAAATCGTCATTACTTCACTCATTGTCTACTCCCCTTTCACCTTTTCGACATATTCGCAAGGTACATCCTTGTGCGCATCTTCTTCACTTATGCGTCTTGGTCTACGTCTTCCGCTTTTGCCTTTGTAGTTACAGAAATGTGTACCGACTACACAATCGTGCAGTTCACAATCAACGCACCTCATCGTCTGCTCCTTTCATCAACTCCTCGCAACGATTAGCTATTTCTACAAGGTCGCTGTCAGTTATTCGTATTGTTTTTGTTTCAAAAAATCCATACGGCTTTCTGCCGACAACTCGTTTCCCGTCTATGTAGATAGCGTTGTTTGGAGTTATATCAATCTGATGCTTCATCGTCTGCTCCTTCTTGTTTTTCCTTCTCCAACTTGCCGCATACATCCTGATGTATGCATTTAACCCAATAGTCTTCACCAAACTTCCGAAGTTCTAAAACTATCGAATTACAATCTCGGCAACATCCCTCTATTTTCAACTCAATCATCGTCTACTCCTTTCAGTTTTGGGCAACGTTCGTAATTACAGTATCGTATCGGGAATGGTTCTTCTCTGCTATACTGCCCACACAGACCAATTCCATGCAACTCGGTATAATAATCCTTACAGAACATTGCTCTGAAGAAGTGTCTAATACATTTGCAACAGTAAATTATGTCTCGTCCAAATTCATATATCATAATTTATTCCTTTTATTTTAATTTATTTTTACCGACCCATAACCCTATTAAATAAGAAAGCATACACATTATACTAACAATTACACTTGTACTCATTGTCTATCTTTAATACTCCTTTAATGCCTTATCTATAGATAACATTTGTCTATTATACATATCTTTAATAAATTTATCATTAGGTGATTCAACCATATATGCAAATTTATTATCAAAAAATATTACATAGACTTCTTTTAATACGTCATAAACTATAGTAGTATATGCAGTTGTCATTGCTTGACCACCAATGCCACCAAATCCTAATGCTGTACTTGCCCAAGTTTGTGGAAAAATATCAACGCTTAAATTAAGATTATTGTATTTATCTTTATCTTCTTTTAACAAAAGAAATCGTGTCTGATATACTAATAATTCAATATTTGGATAATGTTTACTATACATATTATTTTACTCTTCCCATAATGTTACTGATTTATTTAAATCATCTATATAAATATTGGCAAATATTTTTCTTGTATTTTCTCCCCATGCTTCAATTATTTCTGATACATTATCATTAATAGCATTAAATTCAAGACCAAACACTTTGCAAGCATTAATGGCATTTGTTAATTCCTGACCTTCTCTGCAAGTCCATAATATAATTTTATCACCCTTATTCTGTCTTTTAATTAATTTATTAATAAGTTTAATATTAGGTTTACCAATATATGGATATTTGTTTTCAAATAATGTACCATCAAAATCTACTGCAATTATTTTATTCTTCATTATTTAAATCCTTGTATTCTTTTTTATATATATGTTGTAAAATATGCCATATTGTTTTTGCCATGTCATATATAAATCTATCTTGCCATATATCACAAGGCTCTGCGGTACGTGACATAATAGTTTCCATATTTTCCGTATCTTTAATTAATGTTTTTTTATTCATTATTTTGATTAACCTTTATTCCATCATTATAGCCATTTTTATATCCACGATTATATTCATGATTCAAAACTTCTTCAATAACTTCATGTTGCTTTCGCCAATCATTAAATCCATCTTCATAACCTATCATATAAGCACGACTATCTGTAATATCTTTTATAATAGTTTCTACATTCATACTCTATGATTCCACCTTTCTATAATATCTATTTTATTATCAGAAAGCATATGCTGTTTAGGCGTTAACATAATTGCTCCACACTGAGTACACTCTATATCATAATATTTTTTACCATCTTTTTTACCACTATCCATTACAAACAAATTTGCTTTACTCCCACAAAATGGACATGATAAAATATTTTTCTTTCGTTTCATATTACTCCTTAATAACTGTCATAAAATATTATCCTTGCTTCTACATGTTCTGCCATAAAATTTTTTAACCATGTGAGATTAATAATACATTGTGCAATATTACGACAAGCTTCATCCAATGTCCAAATTGCACTTCTCCACGCTTCTGGATTAAGCAAGTGATATATCAATATGTTTTGAATCTGTTCGATTTGATTTGGTTTGTCTATTTCAAAAATACCACCTGCACTATTATGCTCATTAAAAATATTATTTAAAATTGAGTCTCTAATACAGGAACACTTTCTCCAATAACAAATATTGTAATAATATCCATCTTTGTATTTATTAGTATCAAACTCATCAAATTCTATATGAACATATTCTGGCATTATATCCCAATCATCCAAATTAATCTTTTGTTTTGTTATCAATTGAATACCATTCTCAAGACCCATATTATATCTCCTTGTTATACCTTATAGGGTGCAATTTATATTTTTTTATATTATTTTATACCCTATAAGGTATATTATATTTCGCCATTTCTTTTTAATTCTTCAAGCCATGCTTTACCCTTATCGGTTATAACATATGTCGGATATTCTCCATAACAACATTTTTCAAATGTTTTTTTTGCTTCTTCAATATCGTTTAAATTATATTTACCATAAACTTTTTCAAGTTCGCCATTTTCATATATTGTTACTTCTATATTTAATTCAACAGCATTTGATGGTATACCAATTATTATATCTTCAAATTTTCCATTATATTCTTTACTCATTATTATCTCCATGAAATTTAATCATTTGATTGTCTGTTTTAGTATATACGTCAAGATATGCTTCTTGCTTATTACCATTATATGTAAATTCATAAAATTCTTGACCAATAAATGGAGTAGCTAATATGACCTTAAAATTTTGTAATGTTTTAGCAAACCATACTATACATACATCTTCTTTAGTTATAAAAGAAAATGTATCTTGACCAATATGATTATTATACCAATTTATTACAGATTGTATAGCAGTTTTAAACATGTTTTCATTTCCCACAATTTCAATATATTCCATAATCTTCTCCACGTTCAATGCGAAATTCAAATTCTTTTAATTCCATATCTTCATATTTACTGCATTCTAATAGTATATCTATATATCTCTTCATAACATCGGCTTGTTCTTTTAACAATTCAATAGGACAATTTGGTGTAAACTCTAATTGTCCTATATCATAATCTCTAAGTATTCTTATTAATTTTCTATATTTATCGCATAATGTATAATATTCATCATACATACGAACTTGATATGACTTCATTATGTTTCCCATTATATTTCTTTACCATTCTCATCTACATATACACCCATATTTTCAAGATGTTTAACATAGTCCATATCTGTATAAGTTATAAAAATATGTGGTATACATACTATAAATAAAATTGTTATAAGTATTATTATAAAAAATATCATAATTACCTCTTTTGTGGCATACGACCACATGATTTAGATTCTGGACAATATCCAAGTTCTTCACATTTAGGATGAAATAACATATCTACTAATGTCGCCCATTCTTCTGAGTATTCAGATAATGCTTCACATATCATTTCAAATAAAAGTCTGTATTCAAGATATGCTCTGCTACACATACGCTGTCTTGACATATCAACAAGATTACGTAGATTTCTTTTGTCTATAATTTTTGTTGTCATACCTAATGGAAGCAACATTGCTATATCTTCTTTTGAGATATTTAATTCTGTAAGTTGTTTATATCCATTTGCAATATAACTCATTGTATCTACATATATTTTAAATGCATATGGATTGTTAATTATACTAGGTGGTACAACATAATTAAAATTATCATAATTAATATATCGTGTAGAAGACTGTAATCTTGTAGGTGCTCCGCCTATATGAGTATACCATTCTCTAATTACTCTTGCAGAAAATCCATCTAATATCATTTCTACATTAACATATTCCATTGCACGACCATGGCCAGATTTAATACATTCTAAACCACGTTTATAATTTTTTGCAGAATCTGATATATCAGCATTATAACATACTCCTGCTCTTTCACCTATAAGTGTAATTGGATTTTTTGTTGTTTCTTTTAATATTGTAACTGTTCCCATTATATTACCTAACAAAATCAAATACTTTTATTTTTGTAATAACTCTTTTTCCCATTCTGTCTTTTAATTCTATATAAGGTCTACCAACAACACCTTCCATTTTAGCTTTACCTATTGTAGACTGTGGTTCTGTTTTAACAAATTGAACAGCATCATCTATAGTTCCTTCAAGTATAATTGGTACTACTTCAATTCCAAGCTGATTTGCAATACTCTCTACTGCTTCACGCTTAAGCCATACATCAGTAGTTGGTTGATATACATCGAAAAGAATAAATGATACATCATCTCTATATGCTCCGCCATTTTGTATTTTATATCCATATCCTTCTCCATATAAAATCATTGGAGTATCTCCAAATATTTGTTCAAACATTTCTTCATTTACTTGACCGCCGAAAAGGTCATTAAGCTTATTTACAAGATGTGCAGGAATCTGCGCTCTTTCCGTTCTTCCGTGAAATTCTACTTTATGTCCATCCCAAACAATAGAAATATTTGTACCATCAATTTTTTCAGTAAACTGCCACTTGAGGTCTTTTAGAAATTCTAATGTTTCATTTTTAAATTTACCTTCAATAAGCTTCTTAGTTCCATCTTCTCTAATGAATGGTGGTTCTATCTTGTGATATTCAATCATATTATTTCTCCTTAATTAATATATAATATATTATATCATATAATAATATAATAGTCAAGCATTGTTATTTATTTATCAAATTATTCTTTTCTTCTATTGATGTATTTTCAATATAATTAATAAGATAATTAAGATACCATTCTGCCTTTTTTAAATCTTCAACTCCATTTTTATGTTTATATCTTGATATATATTTAATTATATTACCTGTAAGATATCCAGTAAATTCATCATAATTTAATTTATCTTTAATATAATTAATTACTTCAATACTTCCTGTATTATAATGAGATGGATGATTTACATTATCTGACATAAAATTTAGCCTCCCGTAAAATTTATTTTTTTATTTAACTTCTTTTAATATGATGCTATTTTTATGTCTCTGCGAGACATAAATTAACCTAACTCTATACTATCTCTAACTCTTACTCTAACTCTATCTCTTACTCTAATTAACCTAACCTATACTATGGATACAATGTTTTTATTTTAATACATAAGCAGAACCATAAACAAGTTCAACTTGATTTTTTTCTTCTGTACACGATGTTGGACGATAGCGGTCTTTTTGAATATAATTATGAACTTTCCAATGCATAATTAAAACAATGCCGCTTTCAAATTCATGTACATAATTATTTTCTTTTAATTCTTCTAAGTCTTGTTGATTTGCTCCTACTGCACGAATAATAGATTTAACATTATTTATAAATCCATCATCATCAGCATACATGCATAAATGAAAATATAAAGATTGTGATTCTTTACTTAGTTCAAGAAAATCATCACTTTCTATTATACGTTTGGAGAACATTCTTCTATCTGCGATAGGTCATCACCTCTTTTAATTTCTATTTCTGTCCAATCTATTTCTTTGTTATATATTTGAATTAATATATTATATATATCATTTATGGTTCGTATATATTTATCTTTATATATCATATTAATATTATTGTCTCTACCATAATTTGTTTCATATATCCAATCATGTAATACATGAGTTGTATCGTTAAATATTTTACTAATAAGGTCTATAGAATTATCATATGACCATATTTTTTCAGCAAGCCCTTCAAACCCAAGTTTATAAAAATTATCTATCCAATCACATTCCTCTTGTGACTTTTTAATATAATGTGTAAAATCAAAATAGCTCATTGGTTCATTCATAATTATGTATCTCCTTATTTACTTCAGCAATTAATTTGTCCCATTTGCCAATATAATGTATATATTGTTTTGGTTTCATGCACAATGATTTCATTTCTGCTTTTTGTTTTTTGGTTAATTTATCAATAACATTATTTACAGATTTTCTTGCTATCTGCATTTTCTGAGTTTTATCTAAATTATTAAATAAATTATTATATTTCTGCTCATCATTTTTATCAATAACATATTCTGACTTAGGTAAATTTTTTAAAGATAATGGAGATATATTTGCTCCAGACTTTTTTAATTTAAATATATCAGCCCAATTATCAAGATATATATTTTTAAATGTAAATAAAATTTCTCCGTCATAATATGTAATATCAATAATAATATTATTGTTAATTAATGATTGTGCAATTGTTTCTATTTTTTTAGGAGCATCTTTATTTAATTCTCTTTCATAAATAGTCGCAAGTATATTACGTGCTAATGTATTACTGAATATATAACATCCTAAATTGTCTCTCATGCCATGACGTATTTGCACATTCTTTTTACCTGGTATATAAAAGTCTGCAAAATCTTCATCTATATTTCCTTGTTCATTGCGTGGGAAATCATTTGTAGTAGTATCATAATCTGCTAATACTCGATATTTTCCCTTATAATGTTTATATAAATAATTATCCATATTTACTCCTTTTCGTGACCGCTGATTACATTGATAATTGTACCATAAAATTCTTAAAAAATCAATTGTTTTATTTCACAAATTTTATAATAAGAATTTGTTTTATTTTTGTGAGTATTCTATAAAATACTTGATTTTTTATTTAATTTATGATATAATACATATATCTTAGATAATGAAAGGAGAATATATGTGCATGTTAGATAGATGGAATGAAATGAGTTATAATAAATTTCCATCTTCTCAATCGAGTTTTCAGCGTAGTAATTATGAACAATGGTGTGATTACATTGATGATATAAATGAAGTTATAGCAGAACAAGAAGAGAGGGAATATAGTGCTTGGATTAGAAAAGCAGATACATGTGTATTCGTTGGATACGGCTTGCTTTTATAACCAGCAAGAAATGAATATACATAATAAGTTAGTAAGATTATATTATTTAAGAAATAAAATTAAAAATAAAAAGAAAAGAGATTCATTATATTCACATCAATTAAATAAAATAGATAAATATATTAATAATCAAAAAAATAAATTATATAAAGAATTTGAACAAACAAGACAAAATAATCAATTAAGAGAATTAAGAACTGAATGTATTAATGATAGAAATGTAGTATCAATATTTGAATCATTTTTAACAAGAACATTTCAATGTAAAACAAATGAACTTACTGAAGATATAATGATTGTGCAAGTTTATTTTTTTCAAGTTGCAGAAGATATTATAAAAAACGGTTTTATATATAATGGACAAAAATATGTATTATTTAGTGCAAGCGCAGGACAAATAAGAACAAAAAAATTTGTAGTAGTAAAAGAAGAAAAATTAAAACAATATGAAAAGACATTGATGTGTGGATTAAGCATTGAAGAAATTAATCGCCGTGGTGGAGTTAATGTAAATAAATTTCTAGCTTATTATGCTTTAGCCAATTCTGCAACAGAGGTTTGGGAAGATTTTAATATTGATAAAGCAATTGTAGTAGATGATTTCGAAACCTTTGTAAATGATGAAGTTGATTATATAGACGATACTGATTATTCTATTACACGACAATGTATGGATGTTTTAATTCCACACATGGATGGTTGTGGTATTATGTTAGATGATACAACAACTATGGTTAGACTTCCATGGATAAAAGGATTATTAGTAAAATTTGACTTTAGGAAATTTATACAAGAACATTCCTTGAACCCTAATTGTAATTGTGGTATTATTAAAGATATATATGGTAATATACATGATATTTTTAAAGAAGATATTAAATATATATTTACTAAATCACAATTTAAAATGTGGAAATATTATGATTCATGGGAACAATATAAAAGATGGTATAAAGAATATTGTTGTACGGCAGGTCGTATAAATCAAGAGGAAGAATTTATACCAAATGCTCGTATTAATTATCAGATGTTGCAAACATTAACTGATATTAAACCGAGAGAAATGCGTTCACTAGCTAAACGTACTGTTGAAGAAATAAAAAATGTTGGTGAAGATTATAGAACAACAATGCGTTTGCTTGGAGCGGTAGAAGAGAATATAAGTCCAAGTTATATTCAAAAGAGCTTAATGTTATATCCTGAGTTAATGCGAGATAAATATAGCAGAGATATTATTAAAGATGTTAAGCGTAGTTTAGTTAAATGGGGTAAGGCTGGTAAATTAGCGATTGATGGTAAGTATACTTTTCTTGCACCAGACCTTTATGCTTTTTGTGAATGGTTATTTTTAGGAGATAAAAATCCACAAGGTTTATTATCAAAAGGTGAAATTAGTTGTAATTTATATAGAGATGGCGAAGAATTAGATTGTTTGCGTTCGCCACATTTATATAAGGAACATGCTATTCGTAGAAATGTGCAAAATGATTTGACGGATAAATGGTTTGATACTAAATGTGTTTATACGAGTTGTCATGATTTGATAAGTAAAATTTTACAATTTGATGTTGACGGAGACAAAAGTCTTGTAGTCAGAGAAAAACAATTAATTCGTTTAGCTAAACGTAATATGCAAAATATTGTTCCATTATATTATAATATGCGAAAAGCTGAACCATCACAAATTAATGGCAATACTTTATTTCATGGTTTGGAATTAGCTTATACTGGCGGTAATATTGGTATAATTAGTAATAACATTTCTAAGGTTTGGAATAGTGGAAAAATTACAGATAGAGAAATCAATGTTGTTAAGTGGTTAACATGTGAAAATAATTTTGTAATTGATTACGCTAAAACACTGTATAAAATAAAAAGACCAAATGATATAGATAAAATAATTAAAAGTTATACAACAGATTTATTGCCGTATTATTTTAAATATGCTAAAGATAAGTCTGAGCATCAAATAACATCGTGGAAGCCCACTGCCGTTAATTATTTAGAAAATATTATCCCTAATGTAAGAATTAAATTTAATAAAAGTATAGGTAAATTTGATTACCGTGTTTTATTGCATGATAAAAAATATTTGTATAAAGATATATATGAAGATATTGTTACAACATATGATTATTTAAATTCACATAAATATAAATTTTATAAAGTTATTGATGATAAAGATAATTTAAACACAAAGAAATATGATAGTTATATTTATCAACAGATAAAAAAGAAATTATTAGCATTACCTTTTTCTCAAGAAACTATTGTTGATACATTAATTTATTTTTTATATGTGCAACGAAAAAATAGTTCAAAAAAAACATTATGGGAATGTTTTGGAAAAGAAATCTATCAGAATATACAACGCAATTCTTCTGCTCTTGGAAGTATATGTCCTATATGTGGAGCAAGGATTGAAGACGTAGATTATGTAGAAAAAAAATATTGTTCTGAAGAATGTGCGCATATTGCTCGTAAAGAATATAAAAGGATGTTCATGCGTAAGATATATGCTGAACAGAAATCTGGACAGTGTTAAAAATATCACAAACTTTGAAATCATGGTGTTTTGTTACTTTGTTAATATTACTACAAATATAACAGTTAGGGAAACAAGGATGTAAAAGTATATAATGAATGAGAGGAAATAGTAATGCGAAAATTAACAAGAAGTGAATTAGAACGCTTAGTAGCATTACAGTCTAATAAATATAAAAAAGATGTTAGTATAATTTTAGAAGCTTATTATTCAGTTTTAAAGGAAGCTATTATGACTGGATATGAAGTTGGTATTCCTAATATCGGAACTTTTTCTAATACACAAGTTGATGCTAAACCTGCAAGACAAGGCATTAATCCATTTACTAAAGAAAAAATGATGTTGCCTGCACAGCAAGCATTTAATAAACCTACTTTTAGATTTCGTCCTGCTATTAAGGCGGAAATGAAAGAAGAAACTTTAGGTAAGGTGTTCTAATGGGTAAGACTTTAAAACACAAGCAGTTTTTGCAAATGTGGTATAATAGATGCAACTTCCAAAATAAATTTGTGGAAAGTCATATGGAAGAAATCTATAATGGTTTATTAGATACAATTAGAGAAGAAGTTAGATATAATGGCTCTGTAAGATTAAAAAATATTGGAAAGTTTTATTTATTAGAAACTGGAGGCTATGAAAGACGAGGGCGAGATGGACTAATGTATTTCGTCCCTATTCATTATGCTCCTAAATTTACGGCTAGTCAAAATTTTAAAGATTATGTAAATGATGCTATTGTAAGTAAAGAGGGGCGTAGAAATAAAAAACGTGGAACTCTTACTGCACTCGAACAAGAATTAGAAGAACGTGATGCAGAAAAGAGCAAAACGGATATTAGAAGAATGTTGGAAAGAAAACGAGATACTGGCGAAAACATTAGAGAGATTGTCAAGGATACTCGTATGCAAATTAAAAGGAGAACATAATTATGCCCAAGTCATATGAAGATGAACTTCAGCTTTTAATTGATAAAGTTGAAGGGGTTGATGATAGGAGTTGGGAAGAGATGGTGGATGAGCTTGATATATCCGTACATCCCGATTCTTTAAGAAAATCTTTTAATGGGGGACGGTATAGTGGATATGCAGTTGCGAAGCATTATCAAGAAAAATTTCAAAATGATTACTGTTCTCAAGAAGAATTAGATAGATTAAAAACTTTAAAAAAGGAAGTATATAAAGAAAAGATTAAATATCAAGATGCTCGTAGAGAATATCGAAAAGAATTGATGGCAGAAGCAAGATATGAAAATCTTGTAGATGTATTAAAATCTGCATTACAAAATCTTGATGAGTTGCCAACATATAAATATGGTGAACGTGTTGAAAAGAAAAATAATTCAAAGAGTGCTATTGTAATGTTGTCAGATTGGCATGTTGGTAGTTTAATAGATACTCAATTTAATTGTTATTCTGTTGAGATTGCCCATGAACGTATGGAACAATTATTAAATAAATTAAAAAAATATATACTTAATTATAATATTACAGATTTGGCAATTGAGATAAATGGTGATATGTCGCATGGAATTATTAATGTAAGTAATAGAATACAATCTGAAGAAGATGCGGTTTCACAAATTGTTATTGTGTCAAATATGTTAGCGTATTTTATTAATGAATTAAAACCTTATGTACGTAGTATTAAAGTAATTACTACGTTGGGCAATCATGGTAGACTTATTCCAAATAAAAAAGAATCTATTAATAAAGAAAATATGGAAATGTTAATTCCAGAATTTCTTAAATTAAAATTAGATAAGGATATAACTATTACAACATCTGGTGGTTTAGATTTTGTTAAATATACATTTAATAATAAAATTATCTGTTTAGCTCATGGACAACATGATAAGGTAAACCAAGTTATCGAAGATTTTAGTAAAATATATAAATGCGTTCCAGATGAAATACATTTAGGACATACACATGCGCATAAAGATATAAATGAATCAAATATATATGTAACTGTTAATGGTAGTCTTTGTGGCAGTGATGAATATGCTTTAAATCTTAGAGCGGTAACTAAGCCAAGTCAAACGTTAATTATATACGATGAAGATAGATGTGTAATAGAAATAATTGTTGATTAAAATAGATAGTCTATATGGCTATCTTTTTTATTGCTTAGAATAAAAGGAGATGGTTATATGCCAAAAAAAGGTGCAACTATAAAACCTATAGAAAGTTTCTGTATAGGTTGTGGCAGAATGTATCCAATAGAAGATTTTTATAAATCTCCAAATCCTAGACATGCTAATGGAGTACAACCATATTGTAGAGAATGCAGTAATAAAATTGCACAAGATTATTTAAAAAAATATCGCAATATGGAAGCGGCTATATTTTATACTTGTGCAGATATGGGTGTGCCATTTGTAAGAAAGCTATATAATATGTATATGACCAATATCAAAGATTATAAAACTAAAAGTTATTGGGGTAATTATACGAGATGTTTTCAAGCTAATAAAACCAAAGCTGAAAAAGAAGCATGGACTGGCTTTGATGGTACAGATGTAGATTTTAAAGATATAGCTTCTATTCAGAAGTCTGAAAAGGCTATTGAAGAAGAACAAAAAGAATTGCGTTATAGATGGGGAGAAGATAAAGATACTACACAATTACAGTATCTTGAAAGTCGATGGGCTTCTTATGTTAAAAATAAAGAATTAGATGTTGCTCAAGAACAATTATATAGAAATTTATGTCTTGCCGAACTTGATATTTGGGAAGGTAATGATGTTGATAAAGCTATGAAACGTCAGATAGACATGATGAAAGCTTTGGGTATAGATAAGTTTGAAGTTGAGCGACAAAAAACTGATGTTGAAAAAATGATTGAATATGATATTTGGCTAATGGAGAATGAAGAACCTGCTGAATATTATAAAGATAAAAATATGTATAAAGATTTTAGAGGTATTCATGCTGGATGGATAAGAGAAATTAAGCGTCCACTTCTTAATCTTATAACTGGGTCTAAAGATTACAATATTGAGAAAGAAGACACAGAAGATTGGGTTGAGGATAATAAGGATATATTGAATGACGAATGACCGTAAAGATTTAAATAAAGTTATTCGTATGAAGCGTGAAACCGATAAATCTATTAAACCTAAATTAACAGAAGAAGAGCGTAAAACCCAAATAAAAAAATGGACAACATTTTATAGACGTAATATTGATATATATGCCGAAGATAAATTAAGGATAAAATTAAGACCGTTTCAACGTATTATGCTTTATATGATGGGCATAAGTCAAGTTTGGTTTGGTATATGTAGCAGGGCAAGTTCTAAGAGTTTTATTGTAGCTCTTTATTGTATTTGTGTTTGTTTATTAAAACCATATACTGAAGCTGTTATTACAGCATCCACTCTTGAACAGGGTCGTAAAATGGTCGAGCATAAAATTAAAAATGAACTTATTAAAAAGTTATCACCTGTATTAAAATATATGTATGAAAAGGGTATGATAACTATTAAATCTTCTAAAGATGAAGTTGAAGTTAATTTCTTTAATGGTAGTTCTATTAAAGTATTACCACCTGTTGATTCATCAAGAGGTTCGAGAGCTACATTACTTGTATATGAAGAATGTAGACTGCTTAAAAAGGGTGATGTTGATAGTATTTTTGAGTAAGTAGGCTCTGCGTATCAAGTAATTGGTACGTACTTCAAGTTAATTGCTGGTAAATCCTAAAGCTTGTATGCCTAAACAGTAATTGGAAACAATAAACTGAATGGTTGTGAAAACAGAAAAAAGATACAAGATGAATATAAGGTTAAATCCTAAGTATTTAGCAACAATGGAAGTTCAGCAGGGAAAGTCCTAAGTATTATTTATAATATATGGAAGACCTTCAACGACTATCCGATTGAGTCGGAGTACATTGCAAGCTAATGGCAATGGAAAAATTTGATTTCTTTTATTATATATTAGTGAATTTAAAAATGATAGTAAGTAAAACAACATTATTAAAATGGAATAACGCTAATAAAAAACGATATGTGGATTTAGGATATCGTTTCACACAATGTGGTGATGAGTTTGAAGTTGATATAAATGATTTATCAAAATCTTGTACTGCAATAATAACAGTAAAATGTGATTTTTGTGGTAAAGAGTATACAAAAACATATAAAGAGTGGCGTAGTAGACATGATAAAGATGACACAATAGACGCTTGTTCTTCTTATAAATGTCGAAGTTTAAAGACACAACAAACTAATATAAAAAAATATGGGTGTAATTGTGTTTTTAAAAACGAAGATATTAAACAAAAGATTAAAAGGTCTATGATGGATATATATGGTGTAGAATATACTATACAATGTCCTGCAAGTAAACAAAAATATCATAATACTATGCGCAAAAAATATGGTGTAGATTGGTATTCTCAAACTGATGAGTTTGGTAATAAGTATTGGCGAACAAGACTAGCCAATGGTCATTATCCAACATCTAAAGTTGAAAGAATAATGTGCGATATGTTAATATCTTTATATGGTAATAATGCACATCCATCATATATATACGATAGAATTTGTATGGATTGTATGATAGATGTCAATGGTTGCAAGATTGACATTGAATATGATGGTCAGTATTGGCATAAAAATAGAAAAAAGCAAGATGCTAATAGAGATGCATTTGTATATCAAGAAGGATTTAAGATTATTCGTATAAAAGGGAATTATGAAGCACCAACCATAGGAGAATTACAAGAAGCTATTTATTATTTGTGTACTACAGATAATAAATATTGTGAAATTATAAAAGATATAGAATAAAAGAAAAACATATAGTCTGGTCTTATATGAAAATATAAGCAGTTCATAAGAGAACGGTATAAGCGTTGCGACCTTATACGAACATAACACCGATGCTTCATCCTCGTCAACCTATATATCTTCAAAAAGAAGAATATTCAGAAGATAGTACATATTATGAAGAAGGTATATCTATATATATAACGTCAGCACGTTATAAAGCTGAGTGGTATTACAGATTGTTTAAGAGAGTTGTAGAAGAATCTTTTTTAAACAAGAGTGTCCCTTATAATTTCTTTGCGGCTGATATATATACAAGCTTACGCTACGGGCTCAAAACCGTGGGGGAGTGGCAAAAAATCCAGAAGACTACATCTGAGGCTGATATTCGTATGGAATATCTTAATGAAGCGTTAGGTGAAGCAGAAAATGCATATTTCCCATTAGAGTTATTACGTAAATGTCAAAAGATGCATAAAGCTTTTAGACCACCTACAGAAACAGAATTTATTAATGGTATTAAGATGCAAAATAGAGATAAAAAATCTAATGAAATTAGACTTATTGTAATTGACTTTGCGTTTTCTAATACCGTAAATAAATATGAGGCAAACGATAATACTGTTATAGAATGTCAAAGTGGTTTTTATGATAAAGGTGAAATGATTCGTAATTTAGATTATCTTGAAACTTTAAGTGGTGGAGAATCTGAATTAACACAACGTAGGATAAGAGAATTGTTTTATGATTATCAAGCTGATTATATTGTTCTTGATTTACGTTCAGGTGGAGAAGATAGATATACTGCATTAACAAAACCATATATACATCCTACAAGAGATAATAATATATGGGATAGTAGTGGATTTACTGTTGTTACAGATAATAAACTTCATTTTTTAACGGAAGCCAAGATTAATGATTTAGCTTCAAGAACTGTTGACCCAAAAGCAAAACCTGTTGTGGTTCCAGTTCAAGGTTCTTTAGAATTTAATGATAAAATGTGGAGAGCATTACGGTCATCTATGGTTGATAATAAATTACGTTTATTAATAGATGATGTTTCTTTTGATACTGAATTAGTAAAACGTAAAGATTATATTAAGATGACAAGTACAGAACGTATGAGAGAAAAATTACCATTCACTCAAACGGAATTTTTAGTACAAGAAGCTATCTCTCTACGGCAAGAAGTGCGTGAAGGTAAAATAAAGTTAAAAGAACCACGTTCATTTACCAAAGACCGTATTGTTACTTTGGCATATGGAAATATGTTTTTTAATATATTAGAAAATAAATTATCGAAACAAGACCAAGTAGAAGAATTTGATGAAGATGCTTGGAAGAATATAATGTTAGTTTAAAGAAAGGGGGTATAATAAGGTTGGCAAATGATTTTCATGAAATGCTTTCTGCTGAACAAGCAGAATGGTTAAAAGAAGTTGCGGTTGCGTTTAGTGATACATTGTTAAATGTAAATAATATGTTTACCCCTTCTCTGTTAAATCAAAATTTAATTAATCTTAATAACAACCCTAAAACTCCGACTTATGATGCTTTAGTAAAAGCATTAGGAAATGCAAAAAATAATGCTAAAGAACTTAGGAATTATCAAGAGTGGATGGAGTTGGCAGAGATAACATTCAAAAGATTGCTTGAATATTATGCCAATATATTATCTTTTGATTTATCTTATACATGTGTTAATGTTAAAAATAAAAGTGAGTTTAGCACTCCTAAATATAAAAAAGATAAACAAAAGGTTGAAGAATTTTTAACTCATTTTAATTATAAGAAAGAGTTTTTAAAAGTTGTGCGTCAAATGATGCGTAGTGAAACAGCTTTTTATTGGTTGCGAAATAATAATGATATAAATAACCCACAATATACATTACAATTAATGCCGCAAGAATATTGTTTAATTACTGGTGCATGGGAAAAAGGATATTTATATGATTTTGATATGAATTATTTTTTACAACCAGGCGTAGACATAGATGGTTTTGACCCAGTATTTAAAGAATTTATGGCCAGAATGTATAGTGGCAACGGAGTTTATTATAATTATAATCCAACTAATAAACTAGATAAGCGTACTGGTATGTTTGCTTATTGGACACAGACAAGTCCTATATATGAACATAATGGTTTGCCTAGTGGTGCATGGGTATTTAAGTTAGATGATTCTACATTTAATGATGTACCATTTTTAGCATCGCTTATGCGTGATGCCATTATGAATATACCAACAAGAAAACTTCAATATGATAAAGATGCGTTGGGTGCATATGCATATCTTATTGGAGAAATAAAGATGCTTAAATCTAATGAATCAAATGCTACCGCTTTTGACCCTGTTAGACTTGGTACGCTTTTACAAATTGTTAAAAATGCAATTGGTAAGCATGTTGTGGTTGGAGCGATGCCATCAGAAGAAACTAAGTTTTATCAATATAAAGATGAGAATACTTCTATGGCTGAAAGTCAATATAAGACTACATTAGCTAGCGGTGCTGGAGCAAGTAGAATTTTATATTCTTCTGATAAAATGTCTCAAGAAGAAATTAGAAACGCTATACTTGCAGATTATAATGTAATGCGTAAAGTTTATACACAATTTAATAATTTTTTAGATTTTTATGTGAATAGATTAACAAAACATTATAAATTTAAATTTGCATTTGATGGTAGTGTTTATGGTTTCGAAAGAGAATGGCGTAAAGAGGGAATTATGAAGCTTGCTCAAACTGGTATTGTATTAAATGATACCGCATTTGCAAGTGCTTTTGGATATGACCCAGTGATGTTTAGTCATATGTTATTGGAGAGCAGTGCTGATGATTCTTGGATGAAGAATTGTTCTTCGTTACAGTCTATATTTACTACTCCTGGTGTGGCTGGTGGTATTAATGGTGGTTCTAATGAAAATAATCAAGGCGGTAATGCATCAAATTATAATCAAGAAGGAACAAATTATATACATACTGGAAGACCAGGTAGACCACGTAAGGCTGATAGTTCTACAAATAGTAGTGATTATGATACATCGGGGGCATAGGTGATAAAATGTTATTAAGACAAAAACCTATGTGTAGTAAACTTTATATAGCAGTTAAGGATGCTGAAATAAATGATTATTTACAGAAAGTTGGGTTTATTCCAAAATATTATGATAATTATATTTATTATTATAAGAAAAGTCATTTATTAGAACATCTTATTAACACTTGTAATGAATTAAAAAACAGAAAAGAGGTGAGCGGTTTTGGCAATTTATAAAATGTCAGATGGCGCACTGATGACTATTAATATGGAGAACTATTCTGAAGATGAATTTATTGTTGGTGCTGTGGATTTTCTTGGCACGAATGCTAATACTCATAAAATTGATATTTCAGAAGAAGTTTTTAAGCAATGTGCTTCTACCGTATTAGGTAAATTTTTAGTAGCTAAAGTTGCTTATGGAGATGCAAGTGGACATGCGGCAGACGAAGTTATAGTTGGTTATTTTCCACGAGAGCAAGAAGTAAGATATATAAGAAATCGTCAAGGATTTTTGCGTGGAGTTGCTGATGCGGTAATTTCAAAACAGTATGCTTCAGATTTTTGTAATATATTTACACAAGCAAATAATACAAGGTCTGTTAGTGTAGAGATGGGCGTAGAAGAAGAACCAAATGATAATGGAACTACTGCTAAACGTTTTAATATTATGGGTGTAACCGTATTAGGTATGTCTGTAAGACCGTCATCTCCTGGCTCTACTATTAATATAAAAAGATTTGAAGATACATCGGTGCAATCTGATTGTGAAAAATATTATAAATCTGTATGGCAAAAGCTTGCAGAACGTGAGCAAATTATACAATTTGAAAATAAGTCTTATTCTATTAATACTACAGAATTAAAAGATACTCCATGGGGCGATGTTGATAAAACGGAGCTTAGAAATAAAATTATGGAAGCTTCTAATCGTTCTGAACTTGTTGATAAGGTATATTTGAAAGTTGAAGATGGTTGGGAAGATGCACCATCTGAAAAATTAAAATATCCTGTCATGGAATTAATAGATAATACTTTTTATTATAATAGATTTGCATTGGCTAGTGCTTTGGCTTATGCAAAACAACATAATGAAACTGATGTGGTTTCTAAAGTTGAAAAGCTTTATAAGAAATTTAAATTGGCAGAAGAAGGTGAGGAAGAAAATATGTCTGTAAAATTTGAGATTGAAGGCAGAGAAGCATGGGGCGACATTATTGCCAAAGTGCAAGAGCATGAAGGTAAGGATGCTTATGTAGATTCTGTTGAGAAAGACCATATTATCTTCACTATTGATGATGTTCGTTATCGTGTCGATGCTGAAGTAGAAGTTGACGATGATGATAAACATGTTGAGGCTGATATTTATTGGGATACAAAAAAGGAAGATAAAGTACAAGCCGAAGCAGAAGACAATGATAAGGCAGAAGATGCGTCCAAAGAAGATGAAACTTCTAAGGAAGATGACGAAAAAGATGCCAAAGACATGGAAGATAAGGTCGATGGCAGTGAAGATGATGCTGACAAAGAAGAGTGTTCAGATGAAGAAATGGGCGAAGATGAAGAAAAATGTCCAGAGTGCGATAAAGACACTGATGAGTGTGAATGCTCCGAAGAAGAAATGGCAAAGAAAGATGAGAAAATCAGCGAACTCGAAAATATTATAATGGAAAAAGACGCAGAGATTGCTGAACTTAAAAAGTATAAAGAAGATAAAGAAAATGCTGAAAGAGATTTTGCGGTGCAACAGACACTTGAAGAACTTAGAGAGTGTGTTGATAGTGAAACTCTTGAAAGCTTAAAAGAAGAAGGTCTTGCTTGCAAGCTTTCTGATATTGATGGATGGAAAAATAAAGCCAAGGCTCTTGCATTTGATAATGGTTCAAGAAAAGAAATGTCTGCAAGTATTTGGTCTATGGCTATTCCTAAACCTATTGCAAAAGAGTCCACAAGCAAGTGGGATTCAATATAATTAAATAATATATAAAGGAGATAAAAGAAATGGCAAATGTACTTGTTCAAACTCGTGTAATGGCAGAGAATGTTGATGCCCTGAACAGAGTAGGTGTATATGCAACTGCCGATGTAGATAATGGTACTGCTCTTGTTTGTGGCGTACAGAGCACAGATGCTAGACAGAAGCATGTATTTAGTGTAACTCCTGCTTCTGGCGTAGCAAAAGATTTATGGCTTGCTTATTCTCCAGAGGTTATTTCTACAGTGGATGGTTCTCTTGAATTTAGAGGACTTGATGTAGACCCTAGAGATTTTACAAACGTTAAGGGTAGACCTTTTGATATGTTCAAGCCTGTTGCTGGCGTTGACCTGATTCAGGTTACTGCTGAATTTTTCGCTGATGGTTATGACCCAGGAAGCGTTAGTGGTGCTACTTATGTAGAAATTCAATCTAATGGTTCATTTAAGGCTGTGGCTTCTGCTACTTCTAATTTCGCTGGACTTCAGTTCAAGATTTTTGCAAAAGAGCCTATTATTATTGCTAATGGTGCAATCGGCGGAGAAGCTGTTGATGCTTGGATTCTTGAATGCACCAATAACTAATTTTTGGTGTTATTAAAAATATAATAAAGGAGATTAAGAAAATGGCAAAACTTCCTATGAATGTAGTGAACTTTGCGGCTCAGACAGATGCAGATAGCAAACTGGTATATGAATTATTCCAAGATTATTTCTGCCACTACATGGATGAGACACAAAAGAGAAATATTGGTGCATATGATGCTTCTTGTACACTCGCTGAGAAGGAAAGTAAAATGCATACTCAGCTTCTGTCTGAAGTTCAGAAGCTTGCAGGTGTAGAGATAAATGCCGACAATGCTAGAAGAATGGCAAAGAACCCTATGGTAACATGGGCTACATTTGCTGTTGTTGAGGCAATGATTGATGCGGTACTCCCTCTTACACTGATTAACTCTATTGGTACTTATACCGAGATGAGAAATATTGGATTTGGTGATTCCGCTTCATTTGAGGTTGCTCCAAGAAGTCTGATGACTGTATCACAGGGGGCAAATGCTCAACGTACAAGTTTTGTACAGAAGCAATTTAAGACAACTAAGACTCTTGTTGCTGTTAATCATGTTATTACAACACAGGTTTCAATGTACAAGGTTCTTGCAGGTCTTGAATCACTTGCTGAATTTGTAAGGAAAGCTGTTGTTTCTATTGAAACAGAAATGACTAAGGATGCTTACAGCGCAATGAGAGCAGGACTGACTGCGGTTACTATGCCTGCTAATCTTAAGGTTACTGGATATAGTCAGGCTGACCTTCTTAAGATTTGTGAAAGAGTTACTGCTTATAACGGTGGTGCAAAGGCTATAATCGTTGGTACTACAAGTGCTATTGCTCATATTTTACCAAACGGAGCTGACGGATGGAGAATTAATACTGATGGTAATAACATGGGTATCCACCTGATTAAGAACTTCTTCGATTACGATATTATGGTTCTTCCGCAGGTAGCTACTGGTGATTATGCTACATTTGATTTGGCTCTGAATGATAATGAAGTTTATATCATTTCACCATCTAGTGATAAACTGGTTAAGGGTGTACTTGAAGGTAGTGACCTTACAAATTCCAATGATTATTACGATAATGCAAATCTGACAAGCGATGCTACAATTAATAAGAGATGGGCATTTGAGTTCCTTTCAAATGCTGTAGCTGGCTGTGTACAGTTCTCGTAATTTGTATAAAATATTCTTGGGGCAATCTTTTGGGTTGCCCCATTGTTATAATGGAATGAAAGGATAGTAAATATGGCAAATACTAAAAAGACAGCATCTGATAATGCTACAGAAAAGAAGAATACTACAACAATTAAAAAATTAGAAGCACAGTTAGAAGAACAGCGTAAGCAAATTGAAATGCTGATGAATGCGTTGCAAAATAATACTGCTGTAAATAATAATACTAATAACAATGTTAGTGATGATATAAGTGCTGATGAAGAAATTCTTGTCATGAGCTTAACACCTAATAAGTTAAATCTTGTTGGAGATGGTGGAGCAGTTCTATTTTCATTTGATGAAATGTATGAAGAACAATTCATAGATTATGCGTCTTTGAAAGAAATTGTAAGACTTAATAGAGATATGGCAAGAAATGGTAGATTTTATATCTTAGATGAGCGTGTTGTTAACAAATTAAGGTTGAAGAATAATTATAAAAATGTTTTAAACCCAGAACAGTTAAAAAAGATATTGTCTGTTGATGTTAATAAGGCGATTGAACTTTATAAGATGGCTAATGATGTACAAAAAAGAACCATTATTGAATTAGTCAAACAATCAAAGTTTAAAGGAGATACTATAGATTATAATCTGCTTGGAGAACTTAGTAATCTTAGTGGCATTAATTTGATTGAAATTGAAGATGCTACACAAATAGATGTTACAAAATAAAATAAAGGGGGTATGTTATGGCAACCTCACTTGACTCCGTTATTGATATGGCATTAATTATAATCAGAGATTATAAATTGGATGCTTTATATGAATCAGATGCAGAATCTTTTCAGACAGTATTAGAGGGATATATGTTAAAAGGTTTACCAAAATTTGAAGTAAGCTGTATGAAAACATTAAATTATAATACTGACACAAAAGAATTTGACGAAGATTTAACTAGTGTAGAAATTGATATTATTAGTGATTGGACTGTAATTATGTGGTATACAGACCAAATTAATGATGTTTTAGAATTTAAAGAACCGTTGAGAGATGTAGATTTTAATCGTTTAGCAACGGGGCAAAATCTTAAACCAAGACAAGCTTATCTTGAAGAGTTAAGGCGCAAAGCAAAACAAGATGCTACTAATTATCAATTTCAATATTTAACTAATTTGCCATACTTTAACGGTAATTAAATAAGGAGCAAAAGGATGGCAAACAATAAACAAAAAATTGCAAATAAGGTTTTTAAGGTTTTGCCGATGTATGAAGAAGGTTATGATTGTTATTATAAATACTTAACCAGAATTATTATAGAATTACAAGGGGAAGACCCAACAGAACCTTTAACAAATGCTATAATTGCACTCAAAGGATTAAAGGCTGTAGGTAAAGATGTCGAACACGATGAGGTTCGCCGTATTATAATGAGACACACAAGTAAATTAAGCGATAAAGAAATAAGTGAATAATACAGGAGGTGGCGTATGCTATATTATACAGCAAAACAAAGAATATTGCCATCTTCTCCGAATAATTATTATCGTGAACAAATGCAAGCGTTAATTAATTCTCAATGGGATAATACTACTATGTTGCAAACTATTGATGAAGAATATCCGTTTGCTAGTTTTGAATTCAGAGAAGTAGAAGTTCGTATGATTCATGCTTTGGATAAGTCTACAAGACAAAAACAAGGTGATGATTTTAGAGAACTTATCTTTCAAGATATTGATTACACGGTTAATTTAGGTGCTTATTATAAGTTTAGTAATGCTTATTGGCTTGCTATTAACTTAGATGAATTAAATAGAACCACAAAAAATATTATTGTGCGTAGATGCAATAACGTTTTAAAGTGGAAAGATTATGATGGAACTATTTATGAATATCCGTGTGTTTTAGAATATGATGCAACTGCGGCAAGTCCAAGAGTAGACAATAACATTATTACGCCGAACAATCGTGTAAGAGTTATTGTGCAAGCAAACAACGATACGCTTTCATTAGTTGTCAATAAACGTTTTCTTTTTGGTGGAAGACCATTTAAGATTATTGGTTATAATAATTATATGATTGACGAGATTAATGGAAGGCAGTCGATTCTATATATACAAACACAGTTAGATGAGATATCTCCATATGATGATTTTGTAAATAATATTGCGTATAATACTAATGTTGAAAATGAAATAGAACAACCATCTGAACCATTGAATGGTATTATTGTTGAACCTACATTTGATTTTGTTAGACAAAATTATACTATGAATTTTACTGCCAATTTATACATAGATAATATTAAACAATCAGATATAGTTGAAGCAATAACTTCTGGAGCACCAGAATGGGGCTATGAATTTAAGTCATTGGGCAATAATACGTTTAGTTTATTATGCAAAAAAATGACGCAAGTACCATTGCAGATTACTTTTACATGCGGAGATATTACAGATTCCATAATGGTTGATTTAAAGTCAATATTTTAATAGGTGAATATTATGGCTATGTATAATGATTTTTTATCTATGCCTTATATTCCTTATCGTATTATAGAATATTTGGCATATAATAATGAGAATTTATGGAAGATATTAAAATATAATACTTATGATTGTTTATCCCAAGAAGATTTAACATTTGAGGAAAAGATGAATTTGATTTGGTCACATGAATCAAATCAAGAAGATTATCGTATATTTTTTACTGCGTTAGTAGAAAATATGATACCCACATCAGAAACGATGTTAAAGATATATAAAGATGTTACAATTCCTAGAAGCCGTGTTAATGCAATTGCTGGATATGAATTTGATATTTTATATGGTGGCAAAATATCTCTGATTGAATATAATGGCGTTCCTTGTAATAGGGGTGATGTGTGCGAAGCAGAGATATTATCGACATTAAATGGCATAGAAATTGGGGGCGTTGGTAGATTAGAGTTTAACACTCAGAAAATCAGTGCTTCAAGGTCTGCATTAAATATTGGTGATAATAAAAATTTTACTGGTACTAGTTTATTACTTGCGGTAGATATCAGTGATATTGGAGATGATGAATCTTGCATATAAGCGAAGATGAATTATTACAGAAATATTTACCGTTTGATAAAAGTGTACCGTATAAAGATTTATTAATTTCGCCAATACGATTAAAAGATATATATGATGTACAAGAAATTCTAAATATATTACAGATTGATAAGAATAATTTAGGACAAATAGAGTTTATATCTATGTCTAAATTACGTTTTATATTAGCTGTAATATCTAATGAAGTAAAATTTCAGCAAGAATTATATACGTTGTTATATAAGTCTTTGTCAATACCAGATGATGATATTATTAATGTGTATGTTAATGACGACACGGAATATCTTATTATAGGCAAAAAAATATATGATTATGATATTATTGACGAAGATACTGCTATAAAAATTACGGCAGAAGATTTTGATGAAATTGTACGAATTATATTATATCAAAATATTATTGATTACAGTGATAAATATGTTGACCCAGATGTAAAAAAAGCATATGAAGAATATCAACGATTAAAAAATAAAAATGCTATAAAAGTACCTATTGAACATAAAATTAATTGCGTTCAATTAAAAACAGGAATGACAAGGGAAGCAATCGGAAATTTAACAATAAGAAATTTTATTCAACTATTTGATATATTAGTTGATGAGAGTGATTATGCGGCGGCAAGAACCGCAGAGTTTAATGGTGTAAAATTTAAAACACCGATTGAACACTGGGCATATAAAACTCGTAAAGATAAATACGCTGAAGCATTTTGCGATGCTGATACTTTTATAGATAAAGTACAAAGCGTATAAGTTAGATATATAAAGTAAAGGAGATAATTATTATGAAAGCTTTTTTAGCTAATGTAATGGATGCTTATGTGTATTCAGGCGACCAACTTCTGTTTACATCAAAGGCTCTGACTGATTCAAGTATCTCTATTGGAATTACAGCAGAAGAAATTCGTGGTGGTAAGGGAAATAAGTTAATTGGTAGATACTTCCATGATTCAAGCTTCGGACTTGAACTCCAAGATGCTTTATTTGAATTAGGCTATATTGCGCATAATGTAGGTTCTCAAGTAGTTTCTGGCACAAATGGTGCTCTTACAGAAGAGCAGGTTGTTGCTAGTGGTGCTGGAGCACTTTCTGTAAGTGGTACTCCTTATGACTTCCTTTCACTTGGCACTATTGGTTGGGTTGCAGTCCCAGGTAGTGATTCATGGAGTACATTTACATTTGATGGACAGAGTGCAACTGGTGTTACTCTCACAGATGGTTCATCTCTGATTGAGGGAGATACATATTGTGTTAAGTATATGGCAGAAGCCGCTTGTGATGAAGTAACAATTAGTGCCGATTTCGTACCTGATGAAGTAAGCGTTGTTCTTAAAGGCGACCTTTATAAAGCTTCAAGAGGTAATGATGTTTCTACATCTTCAGTGATTGGACATATTGAAGTAGATGTACCGAGATTCCAACTTGAAGGGTCTATGGATATATCCCTCTCCAGTTCAGGTGCGGCTCAGATTCCGTTCTCTGGACAAGCTCTTGCTACTTCTGATGCAAGTGCAGGATGTGAAGGTGGTGGATATTATGCTGTTATTAAGAAGTTTGAGACAAGTGCTAATTGGTATGATAATCTTGTAGCGTTTGCTCTTGAAGGTTCTGATAGTATTTCAGTTTCTACTGGTGCGACCAAGAAGCTTAATATTTATGGTATTTATGCTAATGGTTCTGCTAAGTTAATTAATAGTTCTAACCTTAAGTTTACAACTTCAGGAAGTATTGGTACTATTACAGATGGAGTATTAACTGCGGCTAGTAGCGCAGGTACTGGTACAATTACGGTACAGTGCAGTGGTACAACTAATCCGAAACCATCAGTACAGCTTATAATTAATGTGGCTGTAACGGCTTAATTAAATATAAAAGAAAGGGGAGAATTATGATTATATTCTCCCCATTTTTTTATTGGAGAATGTATAATGAAAAGTATAAATTGTCCATATGGAGAAATAATGAAACAAGGTTCACGGTCATGGATTCAATGTAGTAAAACTAATATGTCATGTATGTTTCAAAGATATTGTACATATAAAAAATCTGTAGTTTTTTCTACGCAAGCAAGTGGATGCAAATTGAGAAATGATGAATAAAAACGGAAGAGTATGTTTTCAATGGAGTGTATATTTAATTGACCTTGGCGAAAGTGGCAATAATATACAAGAAGGATTAAGACCTTGTATATGTGTGTCTAATGATATTAATAATACTTGGTCTAACAATGTACAATTTATTCCATTGACTACACAACATAAAAATAACTTGCCCACACATTATGTTTTAAGAAGAAATAATTATTCTTTTTTAAAAGAAGATAGCACTGTGTTAGCGGAGCAATTAAATATATGTTCGATTGAAAATGTTGTTCGTTTTTTAGGGCGAGTTAATAAAGAAGATATTGAAAATATTAAAGAATGTATTAGATTACAATTTGATTTATAATTCTCTGAAAGGAGAGATGAAATATGGCAATTGCAAAATGTGGTGGACTTATTCTTGATGGGTCTACTTTAAAGATGGTAAATGGAATTGTTACTGTTTCGGGTGGTAACCCGACATCTAGTGTTGTTGCAAATTGTGGCGGTATTTTATTTGATGCTACATATTTTAAAAAAATTGGTAATGTTATTACTGATAAGAATGCAACAAGTGTATCTGTAGTTATGGTCGCTGATTGTGGTGGATTAATGCTTGATGCGGCTCATTTTGATGTGGTAAATGGTGAACTTACATTTGATAAACTTGATAGTGATGCAGATATCACTAAGTTTGTAGTTGCAGATGTTGAAGCTACAATTAGCGGCACAACTATTACTGCTGAAGTACCAAACGGTACAGATGTAACTAAATTAAAACCAACTATTACTATTAGTAAGGATGCTACTGTTTCACCAGTAAGTGGTGCTGAAACAGACTTTACTAATCCAGTTAGTTACGTTGTAACTGCTGAAGATGGTACAACAAAGAAAACTTATACTGTAACAATTACTGTTGCTGAAGCATAATGAATGTAATGTGGGTGGGATTATTTTCACCCACATAAGGAATTAAAAGGAGAATAAAGATTATGTTGAATTTAACATATGATAAAAAAGTACATATTGAAAAGTGGAATATTGATGTTATTCCATATCTTACTATAGATGAAATGACTAATATTATTAATGACCTTTTAAATTGCAATAATGGCTTAGAGCGTGATTTAAGATTAATTGCTGATATTCTTGTGGCATGTACGGATTTATATAATGATAAAGAAGATGTGCATTATACATATGAGGATATTTTATATTCTGGATTATGGTATGATATTCTTGATGCTTGCCCAATTCTTAGAAGTAATATAGATACTATTTATAGAGAAGTTGGTGATACATTAAGTTTAAATAGGTCATTAATGTATCTTATTGATTCTGCTACACATATAGTTGAAAGTGTTGATGTTAAGAAACTTGATTTAAGTAAGCTTGATGTAAAGAGTATAAATCAAATTATTAAAAACATAGCTAAAAAGATTGGAGAATAGTTATGGCTCCTGTTGCAAGTAATGATGCAGAACTTGCCGCTATATTAGCACCACCTGTTATGCAGGGGTTGCAAATTGTAGGTGATATGTTTATTAGTCCTATGGCAGAAATAGAAATTTCAAGTCGTGTTGGTCGTGGTAGTCAATATGTTGCCAATCAAGGTGGCAGTTTGTCAAGGGCATGGACTACTAAGATAAGTATTGGTGGCGGTTTTAATTTAGGCACTATGGAATTTTATTTTGATAAAGGTAAAGTTTCACATGTAGCATCAACTGGTCAACATGTAACTCCGCAATGGATAAATGATGGACATGGTGGAGTTTATGAAAATTATGATTTTGAAACTGCTGATAATATTGCGGCAATTGTCGATTTAGGTGGCGGCGGATTTAAACTGGGTCCAGAGAACCCTACTTTTCAAGCAACTCATTTTTGGGATGCAATGTTGAGTAGATATCGTTCAAGCGAACGAAGATGGATAACTGCTGGATTAAGGTCTGCTGGATTACCTGTCATGTAAGGAAGGAATAAAATGATAAGAATGGGATTAGATGGCTCAACCAAATGTTCTGGTTGGTGCATATTTGATGATGATAAACTACTTTATCATGGAAAAATTATTGCTGATAAAAATTTAGAATGGAGAGAACGTGTTGTTTATATGATGAATCAAATTGCTATATTAATTAAGGAATATAAGGTTGAAGAACTTTGTGTAGAACTTCCTGTTAAAACTATAGCGAATGTAAATACATTAGAACAATTGTTCTCATTGCATGGAGCAATTTTAGGTGTGGCATCTGCATTACATATTAAATTTACGCCAGTTAATGTAAATACTTGGCGTAAGGAATTAGGTTTATTAACTGATATACCAAAAGATACTAAGGATAAAAGAAGTATTTTAAAAGAACGCAGTATTAATTTGGCTAATGAACTTTATGATTTAAATTTAGTTTGGAAGTCTAAGGCTTCTAAAGATAACGATGATGATATATCTGATGCTATTTTAATTGCTCATACTGTTATACATAAATAATAATATAAGAAAGGTGAGGTTTGTATGGCAGGAAATTATAAAATTAAGATTGAGCCTATACTAAATACTGCTTCACTTAATAAGCAATTAAATCAAACCAAACAACTTAAACTTTCTGGTGCTGGAAAGGCGGCAGGAGATTCTTATGGTAGTGGGTTTGCAAGAGCCTTAAAGGAAAGATTTAAATACTCTATAGCTAATGCATTGATTTATGGTACACAGAATGCCATAAAAGATATGGTGGCTAATGTTAGAGAATTAGATGCGGCTCAAACTGAATTAAGAAAAGTAACTGATTTATCTGGTAGGTCTTTAAAAGATTTTACCAATCAAGCATATGAAGTTGGAAGTCGAGTTGCAAAGACGGGCAAAGTATGTGCCTAGATGTATAGTAATATGCATTGAAATACAACCCTAAACCCAGTAAATCCTAAAGCTATTATAACTACAACATAGTCATGAAATAAAGACAAGTGTGAATGTGGGAAACTATAAAAATATAATAGATGATATATGATAGAAATATCTAAGTATTGCTTGACATATTATGTTTATTATGATATAATTATGTTGGGAAAATGGACGTTTGGGTGCAAAGCTTCGAATAGAAGTGTGTCAAGAGACTATCCCATAGGTGACGTTAATCACAATAGGAGTAGGGCTTAAGTAAGTGGGTGAAATTCCCTTAAATCGAAATGGGTTGCCCCTAACATGTAATGATGAGGGTGAAGAAATAGTCCGTACTCATTTGTAATGAATGAGAAATAATTTTGTTAACATAAAGGGAATAAAATGAATTATAATGAAGTATATCAAAGATTTAAAGAAAAAGGATTAATATTATTAGATAAACAATATATCAGAAATGATGTTAGTATGAAATGTATGAATAAAGATGGATATCTATTTTCAATTAGTTTAAATAATTTAGATAAATTTAAATTAAATAAAATTGCTGATAATAGAAATCCATATGTATTATATAATATTCAAAGATATATTGATTTAAACACTGATGGTGCAACTGTTTTAAATACGGAGTGGCACAGCGCAAGAAAAGATAAAGTAAAATTACAGTGCAATAATTGTAAGAATATTTTTGAATTAACATGGGCATATATTCATCGTAGAAATATGGTAACATGTCCTTTTTGTGCTAAAAAAAATGGTTCTCCAAAAAAATTAAATATAACAGAAGTTAAACAAAGACTTAATAGTTATGGTTTAAAATTATTAGATAATTGTTATATATCTAATAATTCAAAATTATTATGTGAAGATAATGATGGATATTTAGTATATGTTAAAATAATGAATTTAGGTAAAAAGCCTTATAGGTTTTCTACGAAATTTAATAAAGAAAATTATATATATAATGTTAATCATTATTTTGAGTTACATAATATTAATTGCAAAGCTTTATATTTGAATGGAAAAAAACAAAGTGAAGCAGATGTGATTATTTGTCAATGTGAATGTGGTAATGAATTTCATACCACATTAGATAGTATCAAACAGGGGCAATATAGATGTCAATGTTGTTCAAAGCATATTTCTAAAGCAGAATATAAAATGATACAGTGGTTAAATGAACATCAAATTCGATATATTCATCAATATAAAACAGAACAATGTAAAATAAAACGTTGTTTACCATTTGATTTTTATATTCCTAATTTAAATTTAATTATAGAAATAGATGGAGAACAACATAAAAAACCAATTCCATTTGGTGGAGATTGGGATAATGCTTGTGTTGCATATAAACATACTATTAAATCTGATGATATTAAAAATAAGTATTGTGAAGAAAATAATATTAAATTAATTCGATTAGAATCTAAATTATTTCGTAATAATCAATATAAAGAAATTTTAACAAAATTATTTTATTAGAGTAACGACCTAATAAAAACATTATAGACAGAAATTGTACAAGCATCTACCGAATTTGCCAAGATGGGTAAAGATAACAAAACTGCCTTACAATTATCTGAACTTGCAAGTCGTTTTCAGAACATTGCGGATACTGAAATAGATGCGGCAACTGCGGCTAAATTTATAAATTCTCAATTAAAAGCATTCGGTGATACATCGAGTTTAAAAAAGTTTACTACTGATTTTGGTAAGGCTGAACATGTTATTGATGCGACCAATGAGGTTTAAAAATTATTCTAGACCTCAATAAATAGGGTGAATTGCTGGGAACTCCTAAAACAATATATACTAACTTATAGTGGCGACATATATAAGGGCAAATAGTAATGTATTTGAGATAGTGAAAAGTATATTGATATGTGGACAATCAGCATCCAAGCTACTATTGAAATATAGTAGAAGGTTCAACGACTATCGAAAACAACTAAATTTAATTTAGTAAATGTAACTATGTGAATAGAATAAGGTATGTAAATACACGAAGCGAGTAGAGTAGGATATAACATCCGAAGTGCCCTGTACTTATTAATTAATAAGTAATGATATAGTCTGTTCTTATATGAAAGTATAAGAGTTTATTTTATAAATATAAAATAATATAACATTTAAGGCGAATAATTTTGCTGTTGGTACAAATGATTTACAGAACGCCCTAACTAAAGCGGGTTCTGCTATGTCTGTAGCAGGTAACTCATTTGAGCAAACTATAGGTATGGTTACAGCAGGTACCGAAATCATGGTTGGACAGCCTGCAAAAGTAGGTCGTGGTTTACGTACTATAGCAATTAATATTTCTAAACTCGCCCAAGAACAAGAAACATTATCTGTAGCTAATGGTAAATATACTATCTCTTTACAAGACCAAGATGGGCAAATGAAGTCTACTTATGACATTATGTCTCAACTTGGTGATATTTGGGGAAAATTAAACGAAACAGAACAAACTGCTTTAGCTACTCAATTAGCAGGTAAAACACAGTTTGAAGTATTTTCAAACGTAATGAAAAACTGGCATAGTGCTGTTGAAGCTACGAATACTGCACTTGATTCTAATGGTTCTTCTCTTAGAGAGAATGAAAAATATCTTGATTCTATAGAAGGAAAACTGCAAGCTTTCCAATCTGCTTGGGAACAATTGTCATTCCATGTTGTTAATAGCGACATGATAAAAGGTGTAATAGATTTTGGTACACAAATCATTACTGTAATAGATAATGTTGTTCAAAAGATTGGTGCATTACCAACATTAATTGGATTAATTGGTACTGCTATTGGTGGTCTTAAACTACTTAAGGTTGCTGAAGGATTTTTAGGAATTGGTAAAGCAGTAGAACAAACTGGTGGTATAATTAATACTAATAGTAAGGTTTTTTCTTATTTGAGCAAACAATTAACTACTTGGATATCTACTGGGTCTGTTTTAGCTACTGATTTACCGTTAATAGCAGGTGGATTTGCGGCTTTAGCGGCAACTATTGCGGCTATTGAATTTGATAAATATTTTAGCTTTGATAGTTCATTAAAAAGATTAAACGAATATGAAGATAAGTTAAAAACTGTTACAGATGAAATAGAAGCATTAAAGAAAAAGCGTGATTCTGACGAAGGGTTAACTAATGCTGAAAAAACACATCTTGCAGTTCTTGAAGCGGAAGAGCGTTCATTAGAAAGACAAATTGCATTAGAAAAACAAAGAGTTCAAAATGCTTTTAAAAAAGACGTATCAACCAATCAGGGTAAAAGATATCAGGAACGAACTGGCCCAACGCAATTACTTGATTATCAAGATTCAAGAAAAAAAGAGTTAGACCTTGATAAACAAATTGTTGAAGTTGAAAATCAAATTGCTGATGCTAGAAAGAAAGCGCAATATTATCGCATGACGGGAGATGACCAAGGTGCGTCTACTTGGGAAGCACAAGCTCAAGCATATGAAAAACAACTTGAGAAACTTGGTCAAAAGTATACAAAGTTAGATGCTGATGCGGCAGAGGCGGCAAGTAATCTTGCGGCTTATTGGGAAGAAGTTTCTGCCAATGTTGACTATGATGCTTTAAGCGGTGTTGAAAAAGAAAAATTTGATGAGATACATAAGGCGTTTTTAGAAAGTCAAATTGATGCATCTAACCTTAAAGATAGTTATACTGACGTTGCTGATGTGCTTAATAGCGCAATGGATTCGTTAGGTCATGATAATCTTAATTTATTTGATAATATAGATATATCATCTATTCAAACTGTTGAAGATGCGGTTAGTGCTATTAAAGAACAAATTAAAGGTCTTGATGATGATGCTGAAATAACATTTAGTGTTAAAGATGAAAATGGCGATATCGAAGAAATCACTAAAAAAGTTTCTGAAATTACTGATGAAGATATTGAAGCTATGGTTCATTTTAACGCTGAAGGCGTTGGTGAAGTTGAAGCAGAAGCTGATAATGCGGCTAGAACGAGAGATTCTGTTGTTCAAGTTGCACAAGAAGGAGCGCAAGCTGTTTCTGGTGTAATTGATGATGCCGCTAAAGATAGAGATTCTAATATTGATGTTAGTCAATCTGGTGCATCTACAGCTAAAAGCGCAATTGATAGTGCGGCTAAAAATAGAACTACTGTAATTAGTGTTGTAGCAAGTGGTATTTCTGCTGTTAAAAATGCTTTGGCTGGTATCGGTCATGCTAGTGGTAAACGAAAAGGTGAAGAAGGTGGACTTGCTTGGCTTGGTGATGAAGGTTCAAGTAAAAGTCCTAAACCTGAGCTTGTAGTATCTGAAGATGGTACAGCTTATCTTGCAGGTACAACAGGTTGGGAATTACATAGCCTTAAAGATTCCGATACGGTTTACTCTTATTCTGATACTAAAAAACTTTTAGGTAATAGACAATCTTTTGTTGGTGCTGTTGGTGAAATTCCACGTTATAAAAAAGGTAAAAAGAAAACCAAGAAACAAAAGAAACGTGAAGAATTTGATAAGAAGTTAGATAAGCTTAAACATAAACAAAAGGTCAACCATTGGACTGATAAGAAGTTCCAGTCTGAATATTCTAAGCTTTATAAGAAGTATAAAAAATATTTAAGCAAAGACCAAAAGTGGGAACGTTCAGAATCAAGAGAAGATTACGAAAATGAACGAGATAAAGATAAATTTGAAAAGTTAGCAAATGATATTTTATCTTATGATGATTTAAAGAAATTTAAAACTAAGGTAAATGCTAATAAGAATTTATCTGCTGATGAAAAGGCTGAACTTATTCAAGATGCTGGTAATAAATATTATTCTAATGAGTTTGATAGGCGATTAGGTAATCTTGGCGTTCGTGGTGCTGATAGTTCTGAAGGTGCTGGAGCAAGATTGGCTAATTATTTAGCCGATGTTAAAAAGAATAAATATTTAAGTGTTGCAGAGAAAGAAGAATATGCTCGTAAGGGTTATGAAGCTGTTGCTAAATATAATCTTAAAGAATATAAGAACGGTGTTAAAACTCGTGAAGAGACATTAAAGAGTATTAAAGATTATTATAATGAAGTTGGTAAATATGATGAGACATATTATGAAATGCTTGATGAGCTTCGTGAAGCTGATAAAGATAAAGAAATTGAACGACTTCAAAAACTGCAACAATATCATGATGATAGGCTTTCTTTAGCACAAAAGTATATACAAAAAGAATTAAATGTTGTTCAGAAACAGATAGATGCAGAACAAGAAGAGGCGGATACTTTAGAAAGACTAAATGAGCTAGAGCAAGAAGTAGCCAAAGCTAAATCAAGTAAAGTCAGAATTTATCGTGAAGGTATTGGTTTTGTTTATGAGCGTAATACTGAAGCAATAGAAAAAGCTGAGAAAGCTCTTAATGATTATCAAAGAAGTTTAAATAAGAGTCCATTAGAAGCTTATGCTGACCAATTACAAAGTATTCTTGATTTATTTGATGAATTAAAAGACGAGTCTGAAATCAAAGAGCTTGAACTTTCTACTAATGTTGGTAGTTTGGCACAATTACTTGGTGGAAATTTTGGCACAAATACCGATTTATGGTCAAAGTGGATTGCCAAGGAAATGGCTAACAGTGCAGGCTATGGAGATTTAGTAGATAAACTTGGAGATGTCGCGACATCACAAATTACATCGTGGTTGACCACTGCTGACCATACACAGGTTAGTCAATCTCTGATTAATAGTTATCTTAATAAACATAAATTTGCTAGTGGTACATTAAGTGCAAACGGTGGTTTCAGTTTACTTGGTGAGCATGGTGCAGAGCTTACTTGGCTTAATAAGGGAGATAGTGTTTATTCTAATGCTATTTCTCGTAATCTTATGGAATGGGGTAAATATAGCCCTGCTCAAGTAGCACGTTCAATGCATAAATCTGATTCTGCTCAAGTCTTTAATTTTGATAAGATTGTTTTACCTAATGTTCGTAATGCGGAAGAATTTTATAAAGAATTACAAAGTCTTCCAAATAAAATATTACAACAATCTACTAGAAGAGCATAAATATATATAATGATACACGAGAGGTATTATATATCTCTCGTGTATTTTATTGTGATAAAATGTGTAAATGGTTTGTATGGCTTTCTCAATAATTAATATAGAAAGGAATAGAAACCAATGGTAATAACTATTGATATTTTATTAAAAATATGTGTAGGGATATCATCTGTGGGTCTTGCATTAGGATATTTGCTTAAGGCGGTTAAGGCTCTAAAAAGTCCTGCTGATAATATGACTAAGAAGATTGAAAGACATGATGAACTTCTTGGAAATGATAAAGCAAGACTTGATAATTTTGAACATACTATAGCTGATATGCGAGAATGTATGATACTACTTCTTGAATCAGAAATGGCAATGTTGGAACATTTAGAAGATGGTAATCATACATATATGTTGAAAGAAAAAAAAGATAATATAGCGAAATATTTATATGAGCATGTAGGGGGTGCAAAATGAAACCTTTGGTTAGGAATGCTTATGAAGCTAAAATGCCATCTTATTATATAGAAGATGAAAATGAATTAACCAATATTCCACAAGATGCTCCTGCTGGAACTATTGCTGAGTGTAATGCAAGTGGTGGTTTCAAAGTGTTTATGAAAAATGAAGCAGGCGAATGGAATGAATTATAATGGGGGTGTAAGTTTATGGATATTGTAACTTATGCTTTATTAAAAAAGAAGATAGATGATGTTGTTAGTGGATATGTAACAGATGACGAAATGGCTGAAGCTATTAGTTCGGCTGTGCAAAATCTTGTAACAACTGAGCAAATGACTGTTGCTATTGATAATGCTGTTAGTGCTATTGTAGCAGGGTTTAGTTATAAAGGAACTGTGGCAACCATAAGTGCATTACCGTCAAGTGGTAATACAAAAGGTGATTGTTATACTGTAGATGAAAATCTTGGTACATATGTATGGGATGGTAGTAAATGGTTTGCATATAATGTTAATCTTGATTTGATTTTACAATCTGGTACAGAAGAAACTGCTAAATATCATTTAGGATTTTATATTGATTCTGATGGTGATATATCACAAATTGATAATTAATATTTTATAAAAAGAAAGAGGTGTTAAAGATATGGATAAAGGTACGAAAATTAGAACTGCTTTGAGAATTGCTGTGTCTTTAAATACTGCTATCTATGCTGTATCTGCGGCTGTAGGTGCTTTAGGTTTTTCTTGGCTTACTTTAGCTTGGGCTGTATTTACTGTAATAAGTGATTTTGCTGTATCTGCATTAACAACTTATTATAATCAGAATTATACAGAAGAAGCTTGTATCGGTACTGGCATAACAAGACAACTTAAAGCCGAGAAAAATTCTGATTATGCTGGAGAATATTTTTATTCTGAAGAACCAAGTAATGAATCAGAAGAAGTTGTAGATGATATATTCGAAGAAGAACAAGGAACAGAGGAAGAAGAAAATGAATAGTAAGATATATAGACAAGCTGATTCAAGATGGGGAAGCTTGCCATATCCTACTAAAAGATATTCTTTTGCAGGAAATGGGTGTGGCTGTTGTGCGTGTACTCATGTTATTATTGAATTAGAAAAATATAAAAATTATACACCTGCAAATGTAAGACCATATATGGTTGGTCAAGGATTTGCCACATATGGTAATGGTACTACTTGGGCAGGAATTACAAAAACTTTACAACATTATGGATTTAATGTTATTAATCATGCCACAATGAATAGTCTTTGGGAAACTCTTGAAAAAAGGAAGCATAAGCTTGGGGTCATCTTATTTAGAGGTGGTTCAAGAGGTGGTGTTACCTGGACAAGTGGTGGACATTATGTGGCTTTCACCGATTATAAAAAGGTTGGAAATAAACATTATTTGTATTGTAAAGATAGTGGCGGTAGACATCATGATGGTTGGTATTGTTATGAAACAACTATGAAAGGTTTAATTCCGCAAGTATGGTCTGCTAATGCATCCGAAGATAAGTTTATTGGTATTGATGTTGAAGCTAAACTTTATAGCGGTAAATATCCTACAGAAACCATAAGCACTAAAACTGGTACGAAAACTAATATTAAGAGATGGCAAAATTTCTTAAATTGGTGGGGAAATTATAATCTTGATATAGATGGTGCTTTTGGTATTTGTACAAAGTCTGCTACATTAGATTTCCAAAGAATTTATAATTTATCTCAAGATGGTGTTGCTGGCCCAAAGACTATTGCCAAGGCAAAATCTGTTGGTAAATCAGAGAAACATTAGGGGGGGGTGATGTTATGAGTAAATATACAGGAAGTTTTCCTAATATAAAAACATCATATACTCGTGCTGATGTTATAGCCGATATGAATGCATGGGCAAGAAAAATTGCATCTGATAATAGATATCATTATAATTTATGGAATCAAAGTAATGCACAATCTCATAAATGTCCGATTTGTAGTAAGCTTGATTATAATAAAGATAGTTTACATTTCGGCTGGAATTGCATTGGTTTTGGTGCGGCTGTATGGCATCATGGTGGAGCGTTAGGAAATATTTGTAATTGTCATTGGATATCTGGCCCACATGGTACTGGCGAGTATTTACTTGAAGCTAAAACAGATGCGGACGCATTAAAACTTGCTAAAAAATATACAGGTATTAAAGATATTACAATAATTAGAAATAAGAATAATATTCCAAAAAGTCAATGGAAAGCTGGAGATATATGTTTGAAGTTTTCTGGTAATACGTTTGAGCATGTATTCTATTACCCAGGTGGTACTACTGTTATTGATAGTACAAGAATTTATAATGACCAAAGTAAGTGGACAAAAGATGTAATTGCTAATCAGATTAAGGAACGTTCATATAAAAATTATACAGCTAAAGTTATCATTCGTTATAATGGTAATGGTAAATCATATAGAAATTATATGAAAATGGGAGATAAAGGTGAAGAAGTTAAAAAGCTTCAGCAATTTCTTAATTGGGCAATGAATTCTAAACTTGTGGTTGATGGTGATTTTGGAGCAAAAACTGATACTGCTGTCAGAGCATTTCAGACAAAGTGTAAGATTACTGTTGATGGTTTATTTGGGGCTGGTTCTTTAACTGCCGCAAAAGCATTTGATAAAGTTACATCTACATCAAGTGCAACTAAAGCTGTTAAAACCAAATGGAAAGGTATAGATATTTCAGCATGGCAAGATAAAATTAGTGTAACTAATTTTAAGAAAGCCAAGGCAAGTGGCGTTGATTATGTAATTCTTAGATTAGGATATACTGGTAGTTCTTCAAAGAAACCTACTATTGATAGTGTATTTGAACATAATTATGCCAATGCTATTTCTGCTGGATTGCCAGTTGGTGTATATTATTATTCTCTTGCTACAACTACGGCAAAAGCACAAACCGAAGCTGAATTTGTAATTAAACATCTTAAGGGTAAGAAGCTTACATATCCTGTTTATATAGATATGGAAGATAATACATATCAAAGCAAATGTTCTAAAGCAACATTAGCTTCTGTATGTAATGCATTTTGCAAATCTATTAAAAACGCTGGATATATTCCAGGTGTTTATGCAAGTTTATATTGGTTTAATAATAAGATTGGAAATATTACGGCTGAACATACTAAATGGGTTGCTCAGTATTATAAGAAATGTGAATATAAAGGCGCATATGATATGTGGCAATATAGTTCATCTGAAGCTGTAAGTGGTATTGCAAGTAAGACGGATGTAAGTTGGTGTTATAAAGATTTTAATGCTATACAAATAGATTATGTTGTACAACCAGATGAGAATAATGTAGTTGATGTAAATTATGTGGTAGTAAATACGAAATCTATCGAAGAACTTGCTAAAGAAGTTATTAATGGTAAATGGGGAACTGGTGATGACAGAAAAAAGAGATTAATTAAAGCTGGATATGATTATGACAAAGTTCAAGCAAAGGTTAATGAAATTCTTAAATCGCAAAATAATATAACAAAGAAAACATATAGTGGGACATTGCCTACACTTACATTAAAGAAAAGCAATGCCGAAGTAATTAATGATGCTGTCGCTTTTGGTATATGGATTGCAGGAGATAATAGTTTCCATTATGGTTATACCAATAAATCTAAGACGATTAATGCTCATCATAATGGATGTTATTTTTGTAATACAAATACTGATAAAGGTGGACGCTCTAAGAAGGGTATTGTAGATTATAAGAAAACATATTGTTGTAATCCATTCGTACATGCTTGTTGGGCGCATGGTGGTTGTGTTCCAAAGGCTTTGGAAATTTGTCAGAAAGGTTCATCTTGGGGATTTAGTAAAGGTGGTGGGTATGATAAATCTTCATTGTTTACTAATCTTGGACATCCTGCTAAATCTAAATTAAAGAAGGGCGATGTACTTTGTCGTGATACGCATGTTGCGCTTTATATTGGCAATGGTAAAATTGTTGAAGCAGGTAGTGGAGATGATAATAAAAAGGGTTCAACTAAATGGAATAATTCTATTAGAGTCAGAACATTAACTGATGATAATTATAAAAAGTTCCCAAGGGTTCATAGGTTTAACTCATCTGTAAAAACCACTGCCATATTAAGACATGGTGAAGTAAGTGATAGAGTTAGACAGTGGCAAGCTTTTCTTAATTGGTATTATGATGGACAACTTGGTAATTTAGATAGATATTTTGGTGATAATACATTAAAATGGACTAAGAAATTCCAAGAAGAAGTTATGGGTAAAGGGCAAGGCGATGGTCTTGTCGGAGAGAAAACTTTAGCGGCGGCTAAAACTGTTAAAAAATAAATGATTTGTTAGGGGCATTAATGTCCCTAACAAATATAGATAAGGAGTTAATAGAATGTCTACAAGAATTATTAATCTTGAACCGATTACCTCTCTCCAAGATGGTGATTATATAGTTGTAGATAATGCGACTAATGGCACACATAAATATAGTGCCTCAAATCTTGGTTCAAATGTCGCAGGTAATATTGCCGCAGTGTATAGTTCAAGTGCAAGATATTCTATAGGGCAGTATTGTTTATATAATAATACATTGTATAAATGTACAACAACAATATCTACCCCAGAAGCGTGGAATGCGGCACATTGGACACAAGTAACTGTTGGAAAAGTATTATATGATAAAGTAGATAAAGTTTCTGGTAAGGGATTGTCTACAAATGATTTTACTAATACATATAAAAATAAACTCGATGGTATTGCAAATGGTGCGCAAGTAAATGTACAGTCAGATTGGAGTGAAACTGATACTTCATCTGATGCATATATTCAAAACAAACCAACAAATGCTACGACATCAGTGGCTGGATTTATGTCAGTAAGTGATAAACAAAAACTTGATGGTATCGCCACTGGTGCTGAAGTTAATGTTCAGTCTAATTGGAATGAGACTGATAGTTCTAAAGATGATTATATTCAGAATAAACCAACTGCTGATGCTACTCTTACTGTAAGTGGTGGATTTGCTGATGCAAAAGCTGTTGGTGATATTTTTGAGAATATTAAATCTGGTGAAGAACAATATGCTGATTATCATCTTGGGTTTTATCTTGATGAAAATGGTGATTTAAATCAAGTTGATTAAAAATAAAAGGAGAAAATAAATGGGCAAAGTCGGTACAGAAGCGACCTTACTTAAGATTTATGATAAGGTCAATAACATTGAAGCCTATACAGATATCCTTGCTAATGGATGGACAACTCATGACTGGCATGGATTAAAGAGGCTTGTAGAAGATGGCGTTGCACAGCACGAGTATCCAGTAGGTTCTCGAATCACTGAAACTTGGGCTAAAGATGCAAACACAAATATTTCTGCTCCATGGGATGTAGTACATTATGATGAGGGTGGAAATATGTTTTTAAAATGGCATTATGCTATTCCTGATGGAATGCCATTTGATGCTCCAGAAGCTATTTGGTATGCTGATTCTGAAAACCTTTTAACTGCTGGTACATATAATATTGCTATTGGTTCTGCTTATGGTAATGGTTGGGTTGTTGGACAAGCAATTCAGTTTACACTTACTGAAGACCTTGTTGAAGGTGACCAGATATTTATTAATTGTGGTACAGACTATAATATAAATCCAACTAATAATAGAGCTTGGAATGTTTATGCACAAGGTTCTACTACATCAAAACAAAGTGGTACAACTACTAATGGTACAGATGGTACAAATCTTGGTACTATTGGTAATGTAAGCGCACAAAGAACTAATGGTTTACTTAATGCTATTTCAAGAGTTGTATATGGTTCTGGTAGATGGTCAGAATCTGCTATAAGACAATATCTTAATAGTACATCTGAGGCTGGTGCTTGGTGGATTCCAAAGAATGGTTGGGATAGACCTCCTGCACAAGCGGCAACTATGCGTGGATTCCTTGGTGGATGCAGTGAAGACTTCCTTAATATTATTGAAGAAGTTCCTGTAGTAACTGCACTTAATACTGTAGAAGGATTCACAAACACAACTGAAACAACATATGATAAGATATTCCTTCCATCACTGCAAGAAATGTATATTAATCCACAACTTGCAGGAGTTGAAGGAGAAGATTGGGATTATTACAAAGACCTTGCAGAAGAAGCAGGACTTACAGGTAAATTTGCGCAGGGTGGTACATATCCGATACTCATTACGTATCAAGCTGGAAGCACCACTTCCCCTGTCTACGTTTGGTTACGCTCTGCTAATAGAGGTAATGCCGGCTATGCGTGGAGTGT